CGCGACCGCCAGCGATGACGTCGGTAGCGGACAAGTACTGAGTGCCAGCGGCGGCAGTACCAATGGTGATGGGCACGGTGGTCGCCGTACCGCCACCAACCACGGGAGTCGTAGTGCAATCAACGAAGAAGTTGATGATCTGCGACCCGGCGGGCAGAGTGACGGAGGAGGTGACCGCAGTACCAGCGGAAACGGTAGTCACAGTCGTGGACTGAGAGACTACAACGTATCCACCATCGGTAGCGTCGGTGAGAGAACCCGAACCTGTCCGGAGAGTAGAACCAATGTAGGTTGCCATTCAATTTCTCCAAAAGGAGCAGGGGCACGAAGCCCCCGCTGAGGGTTTAAACGCCGGGAGTACCGTACATTGCACGCCAGTCGGTGAAGCCGACGTCGTAACGCTCGGTGGCCTTGTAGCGCATGGTGTCGGTTTCGAAATCACCTTCCATGGTCTTCTCAAGGGCGCGGCGCATCAACAGCTTCATGCCTTCGGGGGCATCGGTCTGGACCCACCATGCATTGGCGTTGGTCAAACGGCTCAACACTGCGGCACCTTCGTCCAAAAGGCCGATGGACTTCACAGGGTTGATATCGTTGTTGGCCGTGCCAGCACGTAGAACGGATTTCAGCAACACTTCGGCCTGGAAAACGTTGCCGGGGGCCACCACCAACTGGCGGGGAACCAAGCGAATTTTCTTGCCGTTGTTGTCCACTGCTTGACGAATCTGAATCAGCATCTGCTCAAGCGAGGTCTGGCTCAGGTTCGCGGCGGTGGACAGCAGGTTGCTGGCAGTACCGTTCACGATGGGGTGAGAAGCGGAGTTCAATTGAACGCCATCACCACCGGGGTAAGCGCTGTTGAAAGCGCGGTTCAACACGTTGGCCGACAGCGTTTCCTTCGTCTCGATCAAGGACTGAGCGAGGTGCTTGGCGTAAACCTGACCGATACGGATGTGATCGCCATCTTCCACCAGGACTTTGGTCAAGGCGAAAGCCAGACCGTAGACTTGGTACACATAGCGCTTGAGGAACAACACGCCACCTTGCTGATAGGTAACGGGAGTACCATCAGGCAATTGAGGAGCGGCCCCAAATCCGTAGAGGACGGGTTCTTCGTGGTAGTTGCGAGGGATGCCTTGTTCTTCGCGGAAAACGCGAGACCATTCATCTTTTCGCTGATCGTAGACTCCATCGAAACATTCGTTGAGGATAGGCTCAACGATTGATCGAAAGTCTGTACTGCGCATCGGAGCGGCCATGGTTCACTCCCTCCCTTAAATGGCGTTCGTCACCGCAGTGTTCTGCGACTTCGAAATGGTGGCACGCACAATCGTGTACGCATCGCCCCAAGCATTGTCGGGGTAAGGAGCCAGATCTACAATGCGCATCTGGCCATTGTTCCCCGCGCCTTTCAGCGTGGTGGACAGAGTGCACTGGGACAGACCGGTGGTGGTCGAACCGGCGGTAGTGTTGCTGAGATCAGCTTCATCGTACAGCGAGGTTTGAGCCAGCGAACCATCGGCCTGGATTTCATACACGATCAGGGGATCGTTGTAGAAATAGGCGACGATTGCCGTACCAGCGGTACTGGCGGGCCAGTAGTTGGACACGCGACGACGGCCAGTGGTATCGGTCCACTCGACGCCATCAAAAGCACCGACAAATGCATCACCGGCGGCGGCGACGACGATCGTACCGCCAGTGTCGTACTTGACAGGCTGACCTTTCAGAATGTCGGTGGCATAGCCCGACGTGATACCGTTGGCGAGCGCTTGAGCGCGATCCAGACCCGAGGGGTGGAAAGCGGGGCGCATGCCGAACGGAGCGTTGGTAGCAGACATGTGCTTACTCCATGGTTGGTTTGCAAATCCGTCAGGTAAATACCGGAACGGGCATTGGTTTATCGAGTTCCGCGATGCCTTCGCCTTCGACCATACCGAGATTGCGACCACGGCTGTCTCTCGGCCCCATGTTCTCAGTCTGCACGCGGATTTTGTCCGCTTCGTCCTGAGGAGCATAGTGGTGGAGTTCGGCCATGATTTCCTGGTACACATCCTCGGGGATCTTGTACAGGAGCATCTCGTTGCACGCCACGAATCCTTCGTGTTCCCCGGCTTTCACGCGGTAGTTTTCAAAGCCAGGAACTTCAGAAATGTTCACGGGGGTGTAACCCATCCGCAGACGTTTGTGAATTGGATCGTAACCGTTGGTGGTGGACAACCAGCAAACGTGGAATCCCGGAATATCCGGGGGTTTGGGGAGCGATTCTTGCACCCACTCGTTCCGGAACATCCTGCGACGCTCCTGTTGACTTGCTAACTCGTCCGTGGCGGCGGCACGTTTGCTATCTTGCGATGCGCGAGATTCGCGGCCACCAGCGGAAAGATCTTTTTTCAGACGGGAATCGGATTGGCTCATGATTGGCTCCTGTTCATGCGGTCATATTCCGCGTATTTGCGGATCATCTTGTTGCGCTCGGCGATGTTGTCCCATCGACCGGCTTCCTTGATAGCTCGGACGCGTTCGGGCGACAGCGTGAACTGGTTACTACCACCAGTTGAACCGCCGCGCGTATCGCGATCTGAGCCTGTTACCACAGAGCGAGGCCTCCGTTGAGTTGCTTCCGACGACTGTCTGTCGTCAGTGCCGCCATTATAGCGGTGCGGCAAGTATTTTGTCAATCTATTGTCCAACTCCTCCCAGTACTCGGGGGATGTTGGATCCCAGCCTTCCTCGGCCAGGGCGGTATCGACCTGGACCGCGACGCGCGAGTCCATATCGGTCCCGTTGGGGTCGTACCAGTCGCGTTTGGCCATCCAGTCGGAGGCCAAGCGTTTCAGGCGCGGGTCGGGTGCTCGGGGCACGGCGGGGCTGGACGGCTCGGCGATCGCCCGTTTCTTGAGCGCTTCGAGCGACTCGATCTGGCGTCGCGCCTCGTACCACGCCTCGTTGGCTTCGGCCAGCTTCGCACCGTCCGCAGTCTCGGTCGCCTCCTTGATCTGGAGCTTCGCGTAGTGCAAACGCACTCCGGCGTCCTCGATTGCCTTGTCCAGTCGAGCCGCATCGGCTCCCTGGGTGCGCTTTTCGAGCACGGCCAGTCGCTCGGCCATCTGCTCGTTCTGGCGCTTGAGAGCGTTGATCAGGTGATTGCTCTCCTGCTGTCGCGCCTTCTGCAACTTCTTCTTGAGGTGTCGCTCCTCGCGTCGAGCTTGCCGAATCGCCTCTCGCTCCGGATCTGGATCGACTTGGCCGTCATCCTGGTCCTCGTCCTCTCCGTCCTCGGCGGCGCGGCCCCGAGTGTCCTGGATCGCTCCGGGCGGCTGGGACGGCTGGGTGTCGTTTTGAATTTCGTCGTCGGGAAGAACGACTGTAGCACTGCCGTCTTGACCTTCGGTCACTTGCAGTTCCAACTTTTCGGTCGCGTTCATAGGAATGCCTTCACTTTCAATGGATCACCCGTCACCTTGGCGATGACTTCGTGATCGTTAAAGATCGAGAACAGTGCGTGCTCGTCGTCCCCCCCGAACGGGACTTCCCAACGATCACCACCCCACTTGGGCATGCGGACGAAATCGCCCACCTGTACCCAGTTACCCTCGGGCCACGGCTCCAAGGTATCTCGCTTTTTGAAAGCGAGTGGACCCACCGCGATCACTTTCGCGACCTGTGTGTTCCACTTTTCGGTCTCCTTGGTCTCTTCGACCAGTACGATACCAGAGTTCGTGACAGTCTTTCGCACCTGTCTCCATTGGACTAGAATTCGTCCACCAACTGGTACTGCACCGGGGTCTACAGCAGGAAATGCTTCCCGCAGAGCGGCTTCATTCGAAACCTCCGGCTCATGCATCATCGTCGTCTTCCTTTAAAAGGTCATTTAAAATTACCAGAGCTTCTTCAAGCCCTTGGTGCTGTCCTACCAATCGCTGGTAGGTCTCGAAGTTAACGGCATTGCCATTAACCAGAGCTTGCGCGATCTTTTCTTGTCGAATCTTTATAGCACCGACTAAATCTTCGACTAATCGCATTTACTTCTTGCTCGCTTGTTGCAACCCGCCCGTACGAGTGGGACGACGATTGGTCGTGTCCACCTTTTGGGTCGAGCGCTGAGGAGCGGAATCGCCACCACCACCGAGCGAGGAACCATCGAGGTTCGCGCCCATCGCGATGCGCTTGTGGTAGTTCACGTCTTGACCGGTTTGGCCAGCGTTATTGGATGTTGCCATTTGGACCTCCTAGGGCTTGTTGTGCACTTTGCAGTGCGGCGAGAGCAGTGGCTTCCTGCTCGTGTTTCAACACCGCCGCGTCGTGAGTCAACTCGGCAGTTTTGATGCGTTCCTCGGTGAGATTGTCGCTCGCGTTGGTCGCGATATCGATCTGCATGCGTCGATTGTCGTTGAGCATGTCGGCTTGGAGCTTTGCCTTGTCGTACGCCGCGTCCATCTGGTCCTTCTGCGCCCGACGCTGGGTCTCGGCCATGCTCGTTTGCAGGATGACCTGATCCGCCCCATCCATCGGCGGTTGCGGCTTGTACTGCTGTGCCAACTGCACGAGTTGCTGGATCACCGGCCCCATCCGCTGGAACGCTTGGTCCACATCCATGCTCGTGTGCTGGGACGCCAGCGCGTACAACTTGTCGATCTCGGGTGTGATTTCGGGCAGGTCGTAGTCCTTGACTGATCGACCCAATGACGTTTCGACGTAGCCGTTCATGTGCTTCAAATACCACAGCGTCATGTGCTGTTTGAGGTGCTCCAGCACCTGGGGGATGTACGCCGGTGCGATCAGCGGCGAGCTACCCAGCATCGGATTGCGAGCGAAATCGAGGTGCGCCTGAATGTGGGCCAGATGGTTCTGGTGCGGGTACGCGAATGCGGCGCGACCGACTGCCATTGCGGCATTTTCCTCGGCGGCGTTGATCTCGACGGGTTCCGTGGCCGTGGGCATCAACTCCTGCAAGTTCGGCACTTTCATCTGGCGCAACGCCCGCTGGACGACCGCGCGGCGATCGAACAGGTCCGGGTGCTCCTTCATCATCGCCATCACTGCCTGAGTCTGCGCCATCCGTTGCGTTTCGCTGAAGATGTGCGGATCGCTCACGGGCAAAATGTCGGTGTTGCGACGGAAGTCCTCGCGGCGAATGGGCAACTCGGCCACCATGTCGCCCTTGTACATGTCGTCCAAGTACCAGCGGTTGATGCGCGACAACACTTCCAGCACTCGGCGCTGGGACTCGTGCAGTCGGGAGTGGATCGCGGAGTAGACCGCCGCGCCCTGCTCAATCAGTGCCTGGGTGGTTCCAACGGGGGCCGTGCTGGCGATGTCGGCGATCTTCTCCTCGCTCGTGGTCACCACGCCCTTGGCGGCGTCGTTGAGCCACCCGAGCAGTTGGAACAGGATCGGGCTGGGCGGGTTGAACGGGAACGGCATCGCGATCTTGCGAATGTCGTCCACGCCCGGTGCGCCCTCGATCTCGGCCACCTGCGTCACGTCCACCTGCTGGCTCTGGCCCGAAATCTTCGCGCCTTTGAGTTTCAGCATCGTGGCGGCGTTGTTGATGTGCGCCGAGTCCAGCAACGCACGGAGCGAGCCGGTGAGCGCGGCACTCAAGCCGCCAATCAGGTGGGGAAGGCCGATGGCGTAGGCCCCACGCCAGGGGATGAATTTGAATTCGATCAGCCAGTCGAGCTTAGTGCGGGTGTTATCGTCCTCTTCCCAGTTGCGGTACAGGCCCACCACCTCGACATCGTTCTCGTCGATCATCAGGATGTAGGGGGCCATGTCGCCCTTGGTCCGTCCATCCTCCTCGATCTCCATGTAGGCGTAGACGTGGAAAACGCGACGCACGCCGTCCTCGTTGTCGTTCCACTTCTTGCCCTCGATCTTTTCGTTCGCCTTTTCGGGCGCGGTGGGCTCGGGTTCGGTGACGACACGGACGAGATCGATGTCGCGGTACAGACCCGCCGAAATGCGATCGCGGAACGTCTGCTCCGTGATATCCTGCACCTCGGTCACGCGTTGGGCGCTGTAGAAATTGTTCGCGGCGAAAGGCAAGATGACGTTATCGATCGGCACGAATTCGGCGCAGGGGCGCTTGAGGCGCTCGTCGTACCAGAGTTTCAGGTACTGGGAGCCGCCGAGTGGCAACTGCGTGAGCATCACCTCCTGCTCATCCCGGAACTCGGTGATCTGGCTCGTCAATTGCCAATTCATGAAATCGCGCTTGCGATCCGCGCGTTCCGATTCCTCATCCGACGCCTCGCCCAGTACGTTGGTGCGCACGGGGCCATCGGGTGGGAAAAGCTCTTTGATGACGCGCGATTCGAAATCGACGCAGGCCTCGGCCATGACCGGGTGCACGACCTTGGATGCCCCACTGAACGTGGCCCCACCGGGCGCGTCGTTGCCCATGCCGGTGCGGCGCAGGCCCTCCTCGTATTTCTTGTCCCGATCCTCTCGCGCCTTCTTGTCGCGCTCGATCAGGTCGATGTATTTCAACGCCATTGACCCGAGCTTGAAATTCGGAATGCGCTCGGCGAGGTTCTGGTAGAAATCCTCGTCCTCCATCGGCCCCGAATTCACATCATCCAGGCGCACGACCGCCGATCCGTCGGCTTGCTCCTCCACGTCGAGCGGATCTTCCTCGCCCAAATCGACGATCATCCCCTCCTCGTCCTCTGGACCCGTGGGGAGACCTTCTTGCGGTTGTGGGAATTCGGTTGCCATAAAGTTCCTTTATTGTAACACGGGTCAATAGTCGTAATCCAGTTTATCGCGATAGGACGGGGGAAGCGATCGCAATTCGCCCCTCATCCAACGATTGACGACTTCCGGGTCCACCTCCGGGTGTGTCATCAATTCCTCGACTGACGCCATTGATCGATCCCTGGCCGCTTGCATGAGTTCGTTGTATTTGGCCGGGTCCGCTTGCTGTAGCCCCCGCATCACCGGCTTGAGCGCCAGCGGCTTGATGCGCTCGTCTTCCCGCCCGATCATCTCCTGGAACGCTTTGCCGGGACGTACTGCACCCGTGAATTCCGGGTTGTAGTTGATGAACGGCTCCTGGAATCGACCGTAGAGGTCTTCGACGTGCTGGGCCAAATACTCGGCTGGGTCTTCACCTCGGGCCATGATACCACCGAATCGGGGCGGGGTGCGGAATTGCGAAGTGACGAAATTCACGGCTTCGTCCGCGCTCATGCCCTGCTTCATCGCCAGCGCCACCAAGCCGGGGATGTTAGCCTTCGTGGCCGCGAGGCCCGGGGTCACGGCTTTCGCCGCTTGTCCCACGATTTCCTCAACTCCACCCAGCGTGGTGGGCAGTGCACCCTGCGGTAGCGCCCCTTGCACCAGTTGCGCGGCCCCCGATTTCAACACCTGACGGCGGCTCACCGGTGTCTCGATCAGCTTCTCCACCGTTCGGCTCGTCTTGCCCGCATCGGGCGACACGCTGGTGGTGGATTTCGTAATCGTCGGCGCTTGCCCCTCCTTGGCCGCTTGCTTCTCGACCTTGGACAACGGGAATTCGTTGGTCTCGGGGGCCATGCGGAAGAACGCGCGGCGGCTCGGGTCCGTCGGTGCGTCGAGTTTCACGCCCTTGAGCATCAATTCGTCGCGCATCTGCTGAATCGACTTGGCCAACGCTTTGGCCTTCCCCGCCTGGGCCTCACCCGGTTCGAGCGCCAGCGCTCCAGCGGCGAGCGAACGACCGACACGACCGTAGGGGAGTAGCATCAGTGCCAAATCCACCGCGTCGTGGGGCACAAAGAATGTGTCGTACAGCTTGTCGCCGATGTCGGATCGATGCTGACGACGAGCTTTCAGGTGTGGGTAAAACCCGCCGACCGGTTGACGGTTCGGGTCTTTCATGTACTCATCGTAATCAGACGGCATAGGGGTTCTCCCGTTTCGTGCGGTATTGCTCGTCCACGTAATCGTTGTCCGGTGGCGTGGGGTCGATGTTGAGGAAGCCCATGTCGCGCAGAAGGCGCAGGGCCTGGGTGGTGGTGTCGGTCAGGTCGTCGTGCTCGGCCTCGGGGAACGAGCAAATCTGGCTCACCAGCGGTTCTGCCCAGTCGCGCGGATGGCCGCGACGAAGCGTGGATTCGGGCACGTAGACGCGACCATGGGCGATGATGTTGGAAACCAGATGCAAGCGCTGGGTTTTGTCGGCCTTGCCCGGATTGTACGCGCGGCACGGGATCTGCGCCCGTTGCAAGTCCTGGATGATCGAAATCCCCGCCGCTTTGTCCTCCACCAGCACCAAATCCACGCGCTTGCCGGGGTCGCCGTAGATCGACTCGTACTCGTCCACGATCTTGGGCTTGAGGTCCGGGTACGCGAGGTAGTCCTCCCAGCAGTCGATGAGCATGGCGCACAGCGGGCGGTCCTCGCTGGGTCGAAAGACGCCCCACACCGAGCACGCGGTCGGGTCGTTTTGCGTCTTGTCCGTGTACGCGCAGTCGTAAGACTGGAGAATGTAGAGAAATTCGGGCAGTGGGCGATCGGCGTCCCAAATCTTGAACCACTCGCGCCGGATGATGCCGTAGTCCTCCGGGTCGATCACCTCGGCGTACAACTCCTGTCGCCCGATGCGCGTGCCCTCGTACTGCGAAATGATCTCGTCGCGGAACGTGGGTGCTAAGTTGTTGAAATTCTCGTGCGTCGTGCCACGCGTGAGGAACGTGCGTTCGTCCTCGATCAGGCGGCGCACGATGGGGATAGGCTTCGGTGTGGTGGTAACGCAGACTCGGGGCTTCTGGCCGAGACGCAGGCCGAACATCAAGTTCGACCACATATCCTCGGCATTGCGGAATTTCGCGAGTTCGTCGACCCAGGCTAGATCGTGCTGAGGGCCGCGCAGGGTCTCGGGGTCATTGTCCGAGTAGATCGTGGCGATCGCCCCATTGGGCCACTCGATGCGGCGTTTCGATGGTACGAAAGTCGGCTTGCACGACGGGTGCGAAATGGCGAGAATCCCCGATTCGCCCTCGATCATCACGTCGCGAGCGTCGCCCGCGTCCTCGGCAATGAGCGCGATGCGACCGGCCAGATTGTTCTCGACGTGGTAGCGCACGAATTCCGCACCGCACCGGGTCTTGCCCCACCCACGGCCAGCGAGAATGAGCCACACGGTCCAAAGATCACCGGGAGGGATCGTCTGGTTCGGTCGCGCCCAGGTCGGCCAATCGTAGAACAGTTCGAGCGCCTCGCGATCGGACAACTCGGCGACGAATTCGTTCCAGTTGTGGGGGTCCACAATGGTCGAGCGTTTACTCTTCCTTGGACTTCGCGTTGAGGCGCTGGGCGAGGCGATCACGGAGACCCTCAATATTGACGTTTGAATCGAGTCGGCCACTGACGTTCATGTTCACGTCTTTGGCCCGGAATTTCGCGTCGTACCCCATCAGTGTGAATTGCAGGAGCGAATCGCTGTATTTCTTCACCGTTTCGCCGGTCTTGAGGCCCTGGTGCACCAATGGCTCGTCGACACCGATCACCGAGCGGCGGTAGGCCTCGGCACGCATCGTATCGACCATCTCCTCCTGGATCGACTCCATGATGCTGTCGAACAGCTTGTGCTCACCCCGCCAGTTGATCAGCGTGATGCGCGAAATGGAGGCGGTGGTGTACGAATGTCGCATGCTGAATCGCGACTCTTCGGGTCCATCCCGGAATTCGGCGATCACCACGAGCATTTTGAACGCTTTGGTCTCCTCGTGCAGTGCTAGGTCGCCCTTGGCCGTGAGGGTCGGGTCATTGCACACGAGTGAATGCGCCAGTTGGCTGGAGTCACTGGGCCCGAAGCGCACGCGGTCACGACGGATTGCGTCGAGCAGTGTTTGCACCGAAATACCCGCACGTCGCTCGTACTCGGCGATCGTTTCGGGTCCGCGATCTTTCAGCAGTTTGAGGTCGTCATTGAAAGCCATGGCGCGAATTAAACCACAGGGGGCACAGGGCACACAATCCCGGCGTTTTATAAACCGCAGTTATGCGAAAGACGATCGTTATAACTCGAAGTCATAAAGAATCGCGCGCGTACGCGAGAGGCCACCCCGAGAGCCTTAAGTAATAAGTCAGTATTACCGGGCGTCTAGAAGCACTCCAGTGCCGTTCCATCGTTCCATCATTATGGAACGGTTAATGGAACGGGTTAGTGCTCTACAGCCCGCGTCCTTCGGGGCTTCTGGAGTTAGTGGTTACTCCGTTCCATCGTTCCATCTCACATCCCCCCATATTTGAATTTGAAAACCAGAGCTTTTCCGCGTACGCGCATGGAACGGTGGAACGCCGGGGGCTTTCTTCGAATGGGAGAGGGTGTTCCGTCACCCGTTCCATTATGGTGGAACGGTGGAACGGTCTTGGACCAGTTCCTGGGGCTCGATCGCCCCGACCACCCGGCATTGCGCCGGGGGTGTCGTTGGTACTCACAGCGTCAATTGATGCCACTGTGGCTTACTGCTTTCCCAACACGACTGGAGACTGCCTTTGTGTCGTCGCCCCGTGGCTGGCCATGTCACAGCCCTTTGGACTCAGAACGGCGCTGGGCGTCCCCCAGCAATCTCCATGCGTTTTGGTGTTGGTGCAGGGAGCCCACGGAGTCGTCGTAACTTACAAGGAAAGGAGCTAGTCCGAGTTACTGTGCACCAACTGGGGGCGATTACAACACGGCACGCCGCAGGGCGTCAAGTAGTCCCTCGCTCCAGACGTTTTGCATATCCACCACCACTGCCGCCTTCCTCCAGTCGGCTTGGGTCCAGGTAAGCGATTCGCGGGCGGCGCGGGCGGCCTCGACGATGAACACTTCGTGGTCGAATTGGACGAGTAGCCACCCGATCCCGCCGTGGGTTGCGTGCGCTCGCATCCAGTTGCGTTGGTGGGGCGTCCAACCGGGGATGTGCACCATCGTGCTGGGCCGCTTGGGCATTTGCGCCACTTTGAGTTCGATCCACCCGGCCAAGTCCATGGAGCGGATGTACAGATCGGGCGTTGCCCGCTTGATCGTCCGATTCTCGATCCGTTCGATGAATATCCGATGTCCCATCTTTCGGTGGAACCAGTCGTACAGCCGTTGTTCAGGTAGTCTAGCCATTTGCTCGCTCTTTCATTGCATGTGTCGCGGCGTTCATGCCGCTGAGGTAGATCGCGGCGAGTGCTTGCTGGAATGTGCACCCGCCGTTGGTCATGTCGGCGAATATCTCCATCGCCTGTATTTCGATGAATTCCCGCTGTGCCAGCGACCCGAGGTTCACGCGCTCCAGATTGCGGGGTTGAGAACGCGCCAGGGTCGGTCGGATTGCGGTGGTGGGTCTAGACATGCTCCGAACCCCCTTCGCTGGGCTCCCTTGGGGTCTCGGTTGCGTTCTCGTGGGGGTGGTCGCTATGTACATACCCGGACGGGTTCCGAGCGTCTCCCGTGGCCGCTCTCGCCCTCATCGCCGAATCCTCGTCCACGGCTCCAGCACCCGTGACTGGCTCTGCTCCAGTGCACGCAGGTCCTGGAGTGTTTCGCGGTGCACGAGTTCCAAGTCGTGCAGTCGCAGGTAGTTGTCGATTACGCTGAATCGATCGACCGATGGGAGAATCCAGGGGCGGCGGGGAAATCGAAGCCGCAGTCGTCGAACGGACAACTCGTGGCGGGGGATGGAGTACCAGACCCAGGCGAGGGTGATGCCGCCGGGGGTGGGTCGGAAATTGAGGCCCAGGCTCCAGTGCTGGCCCTCGACTTTGTAGTGAATCATCGCCTACCTCCAAACAGTGCGTCAAAAAAATCACCAATGAATGTGGCGAGGTACACTAGCCCGATGCCGATTGCGGCGACCAAGCCGATACCGGCAAGGAGGCCAAGGATGTAGATGACTAGAAATTCGAGAGTGTCCATCATTGCTCCCTCGCTTCTATCATGGCGTCGGCGTAACGATAGGCAGATTTCATCATGTCAAAATCTGGGTTCTCTCGATGTATCGGTATCAGTGCCTGCAACGCCTTGGCCGCAAAGTAGTCGCGCAGGGTCATACCCTCGTGATAACCGCTAGCCGGCAGAGCCATCTTCTGCCAGTTGCTCGTGGGAAATGCTGGCCCACCAGTTTTTGGATTCATTTCCAGTACCCCTCGATGTACATATCGTAGAACGCCCAGCAGATCAGGTAGTCCCAGCTTATTTTGCGTGTGTGCTCGCTCGCGGGTCGGGCCTCCCAATACATTTTAGCCATGTACAGGCACATTTCTCGACTTGGTGGTATCCCTTTTCTCATTTCAATACCTTTCGAATAGCGTTCAGTGCCCGCATGGTCGCCACCCCGGCGTTGGGCGCGTCGTCCAAGATCGCGGGGTTGACTCCTAGGCGTTGCAGAAGCGCTCGCCGCTCAGAACGTCCGTTGCACTCGGACCACAGGGACTGGGCGCGGTCGGGGGACCGGGTGGGCTTCGGGGGTAGCTCGTAGGCCCTCCGTGGGGTCTCCCTTGCGTTCTGGACCACGGGTTGGGGTTGATGTACCGGGGCGGGTCTCGACGCGCTCCCGGAGCCTCTCGTCACGATCCGACCGCCAGCGATCGTCGTGCCATCGGGCAGTGCAAATTTCGTCCCGTTGCGGGCGGCATACTCGCCCTTGGCCCACCAGGGGATGTAGTAGGGATCCCCGATGGGGCGGGGGCAGTGTTCGGCCAGTGCGGCCTCGGCGGGGTGGGTCATCGCGGCTTCATCCTCTCATATGCTTATTGATGAATGTCTCCAGTGCTTGGAACAGTTGCCACTGGTCGATCGGGCGTTCCGATTCTGGGTGCTGTTCAAACTCGGCGTCGATTCGGGGGAAATCGACTCGGGCGGTGAAGCGAGCCCGCTGGCCCTCCAGCAGGATTTCGCCCTCGATGGTTGCGCGGTCGGCGCGAATGCGAGCGGAGATACCCATAGCGGTTCAGGCCTCCACTTTCGCGGCTTGGCGGCGCACGCGGCGGAGCATATTGCCCAGGTTCATGCGTTGCATGCCGGGGTTTAGGTGCTCGAATCGGGCGATCAGGTCGCGGGTGGAGACCCGAGCTTCGCGCGAGACGATCTGGTATACATCCGCCAGTTCCAGCACTCGCAGTTCCAGCGCCACCGCATCGCCTTTGTCCACTGAGCGGCGGGTCGAGCCGTCGTCGCGCAACTGGCTGTAGGCTTCGTACTGGGGCAGGTAGCCCGCGTACACGACACCATTGAGGCGCTCATCTGCCGATTTGCGCTCGCGCGGTGCGGCGGGGGTCTTGGTGGCGGGCGCTTTCGCGGCCTTCTTGGCGCGGCCCATTGTGGCCTCGTACACGCGGTAGGCTTCGCCCGTCAGGGTCGTGTGCTTGTACAGCGCCCCATTGCGCACCTTCATTTCGCGCGAGTCCGCGCCCAGTGTGTGCACCGTGGTCCACCCGCCGTTAACTGCCACGATTTCGACCTGTTCGCCCGTTTTGGTGATGATTGCGATTTGCATTTGGTGTGTCCTCTATTGGTTGATTGAAAGATTCTATTATACCACCCGTGAAATACCTAGTCAAGTATACCGACGGTATTAATTGCCGCTCCCCGCCGAGGGGTCAAGAATCGTGTCGACGTACTCCTGCACGTTCGAGTCCCACTGCACTTCGGGCCAGTAGACGACGAAATCGCGGCCCATATGATCCACGACGGCCCCGAATTTGGGCAGGTCTTCCAGATCGCCGCCGCGCGTTACGATGGCGGCGACACAGCGAGCGCCGTACATGCCCCGGCCCGAATAGGGGATGGGCACGAGGCCCCGGTTGAAGATGGAGTCGAGCAGATCGGCGGTGGTGTTGAGTAGAATCATTGCTCGATCACTCCTGCTCGGTGGTGGCGGGAGTCATGACTCGGTGCTCCATCGCGTAGGAGAACAGCACCCATTTCGCCCGGTTGATCATTTGGCGTGCATCCTCCACCTGCATGAACGAATAGGTACCGCCCTGGTCGTGCGCGATCATCTCCTGCGCATCCGAAAGCAAGCTCGCGGCGTACATGGCGGGGCCGGTGAAACGGAAGGTCAGGGATTCCTCGACCGCTTCGCGCATCTGGTCCACCGTGCACCCGTACATCCGCACTTCGCGTCGCTGGGCATCGGTCATTTGGTCGTAGGTTCGAAAGTTCATGGCGTTTGTCCTCTATCTGTTGTTGAAAGACTTCATTATACCACCCGTGGGATACTTTGTCAAGTATACCTTTCCCCGCTCGTCCTCCCATCCGAGGAGGCCGTCAGGGCCGTAGAATGGGTGGCAGTTCGACGGAATTCGGCGACGGATGGACCACCACCGACGCAGTTGGAACATTCGGATTGTCAGTCGAAACAGTACTTGCCGCATTGGATACCTCCCCATTTAATATTACCATTGTCACGCCCCCGCATCGCGGGCATCGGTAGAATTGGAATCGATTGCCACTCATCGGATCGATCGTGAATTCGAATTCGGCCCATCGGTGTTTACAGGTCATTGGTTCTTCTCCTTGAGTTTGGCTTCGACAGCGCGAGCATAGGAATAAGGTAAAACCAACCAATTCCCTTGGTGCTTCTCGGCAATGGTTGGGTCTTCAAGAATTGCACCGATCTCCTCATCCGTCAGCCAAACCCATGTGCGCTGTGTAATAGGCTCAAATTTCAAGCCGCAGTCAACACAAGACCAAAGACCGCTTGGCTGTTGCGTATCTTCAAACACCCATGTTCTGATTTGTCTGTGTCCGCAAGTCATGTGTTCTTCTCCTTGAGTTTGGCTTCGATGGCGTAAGCAGTTTCAAAAATCCATGTGTCTGCGCCATCAATTCCAGCACATTCACATATTTCCTCGTCCGTCAGCCCAACCCATGTGCGCTGTGGTGGGGTGGTGTAGAGCGCCTGCACGTTGCGAACCAACCCATCCCCATTCCAAGGTTTAAGCCGAGAAAGCGCCAGTTTCCACTGTTGCCCACGCAAGTCGGTTGGGCCAAATCTGGCTTGCTCATACATCCACGCCACAGGCTCCTGCTCTGGCTCTTTGGGTATCAATTCAAACATATCTGCGACTTGCTCGTTTGTGTAAACGCCAATGTGCGAATCAGGAAACTTGACCCATTGACGGTCTGTTCCTGAAATGTGAATGACGCACCATTCTTCTGTCTCAAGGCAAAGCAACCTGTCACCGCGCCGATATTTACGTTTAGGCTCCTGCTCTGGCTGTGCCAACAGTCCATCAAGCACAGCGTCCAGTTGTTCTTTTCTTGCGTGATGTTCTTCACTGCCGCCGCTTATGCGGTACGCCTCGATCAGTTCCCAAAGTTTTAGTTTTGTCATGCCACCGCCTTTTCGTAGCATTCGAGTTGCGCGATGCATCGGAGAATGAGGTCACTAACCCCGCCATTCACGAGTGATCGCTTTGCATCGACCGTGTAGAGCTTGTTCTGCACCGAATGCGAGACGAATTTGGTCATCAGGAACACGTGGTCCGCACCCGGCCAATCGCGCGATCGGGCCTCTTCCGCAGTCAAAAAAGCGAGATCGACGTTGCACCCGCGAAAGTCCTTCTCCACCGTTTGGGCTTGCGCCGGGAGCAGTCCGATAATGAGGAATCGGGGGCGGCGCGGCCGCACGGGCGAGGAATCCGCCATTGCACGACGAATGTCCGCATTGTGCTTCGCGTATTCACGATCGAATTGCCGCTCGGCCTCCTGCCCGAAGTCTTTTCGCAGTCGAGCGCTGACCCGCTCGTACACTTGGTCCGCGATTCGCTCGACGAGTTGCTCGAAAATCGCCCCGATCCCCAGCGGCTCGACCACCGGCGGCGAGACCGGCGGGGTGGTTCGTTTCTCGCTTCGCGATTGATTCGCGATCTGCATCGCCCGCTCGATCATGGCTTTGTGCGCAAACGCTCGCTGGTGCGTGATCTTCCCTCGCCGCTCCATCGGTAACTGCTGTTGCGCGATTCGCAACGCCTCGACTCGGCCCATGGTCGCGTACTTCAAGAATGCATCGACGAGTCCAGCCTCAACCACCCGTTTCTCGTCTCTCGTCCAAACGACTCTACCCATTTTTACTGTCCTCTATCGTCAAAAAGGGGGTGACCCTTTCGAGCCACCCCAACCGAAGTGCAACTGCGCGGGAGCTACCCCGCGCCCCATTTTATACCAGCGCGAGCGCGTTGTCCAACGCCGCCTTTTTGAGTCTCGCGCCAGCACCAAACCACGCGGACTGGAGTCGCGTGTCCTGACTCCGCGCCACCTTCTCGTGGTCCACCATCCGGGTGATCGCGTTGACCAGACCCCAGGCCGTGCCGTTCGCGGTCTTGGTCCGCTGGCCCACGCCGTCGAGGTAGATGTCGGTCACGAGCTTGAGCATCGGACGCTTGGCCTCCATGTCGATCTCGTCCTCGTCCGGGTACAGGGTGTCGAGGAAATACTTGGTCGCCTCCTCTTTGCTGACCTTGCGCTTGGCCAGCTTCGTCGCTTCTTTGCGGAATCGCTCCCACGTGCCGCCGATCAGACCCAGTTCGGCTTTCACGCGCTCGGGGTTGAATGTGGTGCTGTGCGGAATGCGGATCTGGCCGCTCTTGTTCTCCACCGACACGCTCAGGGTGTTTTGGCACACCACCCGCACCGTGGTGAATTGCGCCACATTCGAGAGCGTGCCATCGCAGGAGGTGGCGAGGAGCAGGTAGGGGAGAACCACATCGCCGCCGCCCACATCGAACGCATCGTCGGCCTTGGCGAGTGCCCAGTAAGTAGCACCACCGCGAAGCATGCCCGCAGTCTCCATCTTGAACCCGCCCACTTCGGTCAGTTCGCGAAAGAATTCCATCACGTCGCGCGGCTGGGTGATGCGGTAATTGCTGGACATGACCGAGAGCGGTGCGCCGGTGTCGGAGCGATACAGCGCCCAACGGTTCGGGACAGTCTGCATGCGCACCGGGTTGTCCTCCTCGTCGCGGACCTCGTAGGCGATCGCGCCCTTTTTCACTTCCCAGTTGAATCCCGCCTCGCGGGTCCAGGTGTCGATCGAAGCGCCAGCGGACAATTCCTGCCCGAGTCCATGCCAGGGCTTCTCGCCGACGAAAGCCATGTTTGCGCGACCATTGGAAAAATCAAGTTCGTGAGCCATTCTTTAGTCCTCTATCGGTTGGTTGAAAAGATTCTATTATACCACCGGTCCAATACCTTGTCAAGTATTGTCCGATCAATCCACTACATCCCAGGATTTGCTCCTGTGGCCGCACTGGGAGCATTCCCAGCAACATCTCGCCCATCCGAGCCCAATGCGCGAATCGTATCGACTTTGCAACATGATCACCTCCATCTCGGTTCGGCAAACGGGGCAGACCTCCTCCCCCGATTCGTCTTCGTCTTCTTCATGGTCCGTGGGTTCCTCATTCATCATTGAGCCGCTCCGCGATGAATACGACGCCGATGACGATGAGCACGGAGATGATCGCGAAAAGCATGATCAAGCCGAAAGCGATTAACGCACTCCCGATCTGCATCAAAAGGGTGCCAATTCCCATGAGTTCCTCTCCTCCCATTTAATCCGTCTCCCCACTCTCTTCATCTCCGATTCGGTGACCCGTTGAAACGGATCGATTGGGTAGCCGAGTGAGTAGAGCCGCAGGATTTGGGGCTTCCATCTCTCCCAGTCTTGCTCGCAAGGATCGGACCTCGCGCTCGAGTTCGTGGATTCGGGCAAGGGCCTCGCCGAGTCGCAAGTCAAGTTCTCGTTCGGCATCGGTCATCCCGCCCTCCAAAAGAGCAGGTCGGCGGCGACTGCCGCGACGGCGAGGAGGTAGACGACGATCAAAGCGGTACGAATACTCATAGGATCTCCATCTGGCGAATGTTCATCTTTTCCACTTCGACCGTGTGCTCCGCGCACCACTTCTCGCCCAATGCTTCGCGAGCGGCGGCGGTATCGAGACGGTTCTCGCTGGTGAATTTCACTTCCAACTGGTAGTGGCGACCCTTGTAGATCGTGTCGCTCCCGGCGCAGTCCTCGCGCAGTGCCTCTTTCAGCACCTTCTCGCGGGCGGTCAGGGCTTTCAACTGATCACGCACTTGGGCCAACTCGTCCACGACGGCGGCGGTGATCTCGATTCGGGCTTTGGTTTTGACGGTCATTGCTTTGTCCTCTATTGGCTGTTGAAAAGGTTCTATTATACCACCCGTGCTACACCTTGTCAATTATCCGGATCGCCACAATGTGGGCGTACCCCGCGATATCGACCCAGGAGTCACGGTTGTTGGGGTTGCCGTTCAAAATCCGAGCGACTTTGTGCATGATCATGTCGAGCGACTCGCGCTGATGGGCGTTGAGCCGGTTCCATCCCTCGGTGCTTCGAACGTAGTTCTTGAGGTACTGCGCCAGCGTTGCCTGGGTGGCGAAATCGCCGTACTCGCGGCCCCGCTCGGCGGTCACCTTCTCGATGTTATCCTCTTGCACGTACCAGTCCTCCTTTTGCATATCGATCCCTGAATCCCTCCTCGGGAGCCAGTCGGATCAGGTCTTCGGCGATCTCCTCTGGGGTCTCGCCCTTCATCATCCGACGAACCGTGTACTCCGTGGTCGCTTGCCGCCCCAGAGTCGATGGGCCGAACGCGCCTTTCAAATTACCCAGATTCGACTGCACATGGGGTTCCGCGATCGCATTGAGTCGCGGACGATCGAAAGGCAGTACATCACCGATTCGGGTCATGAGTCCGGTTCCGGTTGGCGGACCAAAGGCTCCGGACAGCTGGGCTTCGCGAAGATACAGTAGCCCGAGCTTTTCCTGGTCGCTCAACCCGGTCAAGTCCTTGGGGTTGATGCGACGCAGTTCCTCCACCACACCGGTCATTCTCGGACGAAGACCCGTGAGGAACAGCGAATCCAGATATTCCTGTGTCTCGTCAGTGCCTTTTAGCTTGAACCCCGGAAGTTGTGTCGAATAGCCGATTGATTCATCGATCGGGGAAATGAACCCGAGATTACCGTGGCCGATTCCGTGCGACCCGACGTTACCGAGGCGACGCACCGAATTGATGGGCGTGAGTGTGTCGGACCAGTTACCATGACCCCCCGCTCGCATCATGTCGTACAGCGCCCCGTACATCTCCTTGCCCTTGCTTCGCAACCCCTCGGACCAGTGGCCCGGCCATTCCGGTGGGGTGACGTTCATGGCGAATATGTTGTACATTCGGGGGTCGAACGCTCGGGGATCACTGGACCCGGTGAGTTGACGAGTCAAGTGTGCGGCGTAATCCGCATCGCCGACATGCGGGATTTTCTTGTAGAAATCCATCTGCGGAGCGATGAATGTACCCGCATCCATGCGATCATAGGGGATCTTGCTTTCGGGGAAAAGCATGAATCGACCCCTGTCTGGTAGATCGATGTCTTCGTGCAGTCGAAAACCCCCTCTTTCCGGTCGTTCCTGAATCACGCCGCGCAGGGGTTCGCCCGATGCCGTTTTGCCGAAAAGCTGGTTCTCGTTGTACTGCTCCAGCACCCGTTTCGGGGACATCTTCGCCTGGGCTTGGCGAAGCATCGGATCGACTCGTTGAGCGCCCGGAGTGGCCGCGATCTCGGAGTGCACCTTCGCGACCCCCTCCAGGTAGTCCTTCATTGACCGGGCGACATCTTGCGCCGGAGCGCTCTTCGCCACTTTTTTACTCGCTCCGAGAATTCCCATAGTACACCCAATCGCTTACAGTGAAGGTAGACAGATGGATATCGATCACCTTTTGCATCGGCTGACTATATCCACCGGCCAGATTCCAGACCAGCGGAATCCCGGCGACCTTGGCCGCAGTCATGATCCCGAGATCCCGGCGTTTCATGTCGAGCAGATTGAGGTATCCGGCCCCGTAGGGGTCATCAACCCAGGCATCCGCACCGGCCTGATACATGATTATACCCGGTTCGAATTCTCGAATCAAGTCGTCGGTGTAGGCCTTCCAGTCGGCGGCTGAACCCAGGCCCCCGAGATCGTATCGAGCCCCCATCGATCGCGAAGTGAGATTGCGCACCCGATCCGAGAGTCCGAGCTTCTCGATAATGTCGTCCGTCCCGTCCCCGTGGTGACCATCCCCGTCGATGATTAACACGCGATTTACCGCGCCTTCATCGAGCAGTAACCGAGCGGCGAGCATCAACCCATTGAACGTGCAGTATCCGTACCCCGAGTCGTACCCGGCGTGGTGGAATCCCTGCGTGGCCGAGCAAGCCACCCCCTCAGTCATCGCCCGACGAGCGGCGGCGACGAAATTCGAATTCGAAGCCAGGATCGAGCGGTTAATTTCCGCGTCCCGGTTATCGAACCCGTTCGAAATCTCGCCGAGGAACACGCCATCGACGTACCGGCGGTCGTGCACGCGGTGCAGGTCCTCAGCGGCGAGAAGCTCGGGGATGATGTACGGCGTCCGAGTCTGGCGCACGAACTCCGGGATCTTGGTAGTCGAGATCCGGGGCTGTACGACATCTTGGTGCGGGTGGAAGAAAAGTGGGGTCATTGCGTGCGTGTGTCCTCTATTGGTGGGCGGCGATTATACCACAGGTACTATACCAGTGTCAATCCTCCAATTCGCGACGATTACGCACCCGCTCGAACCTTTCGACGATCGTGGACTTGTTCCACTGCTCTTCCAATTCCTCGCCCCGCACCTCGGCCCTCTCCCGAGTCGTGAATCGAAATTCGCACTCCGCGCACTCTCGGCGGCGGCGGGTCGATCCGTTTTCATTTTGGTAGGTGTTGGTCACCATCGTGGCCCCACCGCAAGCGATACATTTCATTGTGTCGTCCTTTTGTCTTTGTTCTCGTGCGCCCAGCGCAATGCCTCGGCGAGTACCAAATACTCCTCTACCGGTACGTGTCGAATTACGATCCCGCCCGGTTGCTCGAATTGCATGACCATCACGCCCACGCCGTACACGACAGTATCGATCGATGCCTTCATCACCGGATCGTTTAGGTCTTCCGATTTCTCGGCTTCGGTCATAGCCAACCACCGTGGATATGGATGTCCTGGCACACCTTCCGCACTGCCGCTCGCACGTTCAGTTCGGGGAATTTGGATTCGTACTCGGTCACCATATCGGCCAGAATTTTGCGTAGCCCATCGAGCACCTGGATCGCGTGCGACCCCACTCCGTTGTCTTGCAGGAAGAAGATCGCCTCGATCTGGTCCGCGAGTTTGACTATCGCATCCGTCTGCGTGTTCGCCAGTGTTCGCGCAGTCCCGGCGGTGTCCGAATCCACCAGAGTCTCGGCCCGGTCGATTACGTCCTTCCCCGCCACCTGCTCCAACACTCGCTTAAATGGTGTGGGCATATCGCCCGTGCGCACTTCCAAGATGTCGTGCGAAAGCGAGTGTTGCAAGAGCGAAAGCTTGCGCTCCGAGTGTAGCAAGCCGCCCCAGTGCATTGCGGCGGCGAGCGATCCGGAGATCACAGCGACAGCGAACGAATGTTCGGCCAGCGTTTGCTCGCGTTTGGTTTGCACAATGTGCCAGCGGCGCACATGGCAAGCGCGAAGTTGTTCATATGTGGTCAATGCCATCTCTTTTCTCCAATGTATCCGTTTTCAATGATCGAATTCGATCGGCCACCGCGTTGCCCGGTAGTTCCTCGAAGATGTCGTGCGCAAAAAGCTCGGCGGCGTGCTCCAGTGCCGAGTTCCAGATCGCGCGGATGATGATCCGATTGTCGGGGTCCTCGCTCCCCGGAAAGCCACCAAAATGGCGATCGTACCACTCGTCGAATGGGGGTTTACTCGACATGGCGCATGATCCCGGTGTTCGCATCCACCTGCCACTCGCGACCCTCGTTGATGTCCATCTTCTCCTCAATTGCTCGGTGCACATCGATACCGTTGCGCGATGCAACGTCGAGCAGGAGAATGAAGACGTCCCCGATTTCTAGCGCCGCTTTCGGGTCGCGAGCGTACTCACCAATTTCTTCGTAGAGCTTGAGTAAAATGTCCTTAGTCGTACGTTGCGGAAATTTAGAGTCAGCCCACCGCGTGATGCGGTCTTGTAGCTGGCGTATATCGGCTCCCCCCCGTTTTTTGTACGCATTAACCGCGCGAACAGCGAGTTCTGCGTTCCTGTCGCAATTACCGAGGACGCCGCGTAGGTGGTGACGAACTTCGAAATTCGCGATGGTAGCGCCTTTCGCATCGATAATTTGTGATGGGTGGCGTTGGTCGATTGACCACGGAAGCTCATTGATTTCATCGGTGTGGACATCAGATTCAATTTGGAACACGGCTCTTTCTCCATTCATTGATGATTTTGTTGCGACGAAGCCCGGAGGCGAATAGACCGACATCGACGACATCGTTCACAGTAGGCCCCAGCCCGATCCAGTGGACGCGGGCCCCGGTCTCTTCGATCGATTTTACAATCTCGTCCAGTTCGTCCTCGCGTTGCACGTAATTGGCGAAGTTCAAGAACACTTCGTCCACGCCGTTGTACCGGATCGCCTCCCGGATCTGCTGGCGACTGAACGTGAAGATTCGGCGCGGAAGCTTCGTCACCGTGGTTAGCTCCACCTTCTGGCCGATGTCCTCGAAAGAAATCTCCGTCTGGTCCGCATACACGGGGCCTGAGTACCCGACCTGTGTCCCCTCCGAATCGAATCGGTTCGCCACTCGAATCGGGTAGGTGCGGGCAGTGCCAACGATGCGCAGGATCGACATGGCCGTGGCCGGGATTCCGCAGTCCGCGAGAATCTGCCACGTGCTCACGTCGCGCGAGGTGGTGTAGGGGTAGAAGCCGTGATACATCGACAGCCCGTAGCCCTGTGCCCCTTCGATCAGTACGTCCTGCGCCGTCGCCAGCGCCTCGGTGTAGCCCTGCGTTGTGGTGACATACTCTTTCAGCGCCTCGCAGTATGCGGCCACGTTCATGTCGTCCGGATTGCGTCGAATCCGTTGGATCATCGCCGCACCCACACCCTTCTTGGTCGAGCCGATCTTGGTCATCGGCCCCGCTTCCTCCTCGATATGGCGCTCGGTCACAATCGCGGCGTGCGGGTGAATGAGGATTCGAATGCCTCGTTCGTCGATGATGTCGCGGCACTGCTCGATCTCGTCCAGCAACTGCTGTGGGTTGATCAGCGATCCCGGCCCAAGGAGCATTAAACGAAGATTAGGCGACACCACCCCGTTGCCCAGGTGCGTATGCACGAACTTGCGGCCCTCCGCGTTGATGTAGGTGTGCCCCGCGTTCGGAGCCCAGGCAGTGACCACGGTGTCGGGCCCCTCCTTCTCGGCGAGATACCCGACGATGAGACCCTTGCCGGTGCTCCCGTACTGCAAATCCACGACCATTGTAAGCTTCTTCATTTTTACCCTTTCGCTTGAAACCAGTCTTCACCTACGCCCCAATCGCATCGGATCGGGACCCGTAACTTGATCGGACACCGCACCCCGTCGAACGTGGTGTAGATATCCGCTACCTCCTGTGCCGCTCCTGGCGGCGCATCCTTGTCGAGCGAGATGCCTAGTTCATCGTGCACGGTCAGGAGCAGTCGCCCATAGCCCCGCTCCTCCAAGTGTCGGTGCACCTCGATGAGCTTGACCTTCATGCAATCCGCACTGGTGGCTTGGTAGATCAGCCCCGAGGCTTTGTGCACAAATTGCCCACCGGGGAATCGAATGTGCCGTCCCATGATCGAATGCACGTACCCGCGTTGCTTGGCGATCCCGCTGGCCTTGATCGCATTGTTGCGCATGCCGGGGTTCGCCGTGTGGTACTTCTCGAACAGCTCCATCGCCTCGGGTCCAGCCTTGAGGTAAACGTTGCCATTCGGCCCCTCCTCCTCGGTGTAGGGTAGCCCGCACTCCTGCGCCAGCCGCCCGGAACCCATGTTGAATGCGAGGCCGAGGTTGATGGCCTTGGAGCTTGGGCCCCCGGCGTACTGTGCATTTCGCGGAATCCCGGTCATGTCGCTCACGAGTTGGTGGAAATCCAGATCCGGGTTGTCCGCGTACGCCTTCAAGATCGCGGGCACTTGGCCGTAGTGATTCGCCACCCGGAATTCGAACTGCGACCAGTCCAGACCCAGCCACTCCGCGCCGTAGTCGGGCCGAAAGATCGGGCGCACCAGCGACTTGATCGCCACATCGCGACTCGGGATTTGCTGGAGTGCCGGGTTGGTGATGGACAAGCGCCCCGTACCCGTACCCGCCTCCGAGTCGTTCTTGGTTTGGTTGTAATTGCAGTGGATCACCCCATCGTGCTGGTGTCCCAGGATGTGGCCGTTGATGAAAGTGTCTCGCGTCTTGAGCATCTTGCGCAGATCGAGAATCATCTTGGCCGCTGGGTGCTTCATGCGCCGTAGGCAGTCCGCGTCGATCGAGGCTTTACCCCCGTCGGTCTTCTCGGCACGAGTGCCGTCGACGAGATACCACTCGTTGTCCTTGCCCAAGCGGGGTTGGAATAGCTCGGCGATCGATCCGGAAGGGTTCGGGTTGACCTCGAAGCCCGCGAGGGTATTAAGATCCCGCTGTGCCTCGTCGATGCGCGTCGTGAGACTCCGAGCGGCCACGACGGCCCGGTCTACATCCACCCGCACGCCGCCGCGCTCCATCTCGATAATGACGGGTAGAAGCTCGCGCTCCAGGCGGTGCACTTGGTGTAGATTCTGCCGATCGATCTCCGTCTCCTGCCACCCATCCAGCGCCAACGCCACGATCGCATCCTGCGTCGCGTATTTCGCCACCAGACTCTCGGGGGCGCGGTGTAGATTGGGCATCTGCACGTTGCGAGTCGCTCGACCGCCGAAGAGCTTGGCGAGTTCCCCGTAAATCTCCTCCTCCTTCTTCTGCCCGCAATACTTGCGACCGAGGAAATCCAGCGCGTAGGTCGGCTCGTGCTCATTGATCAACGCCGCCCGCACCATCGTGCAGTCGATACGATCCACGGGGAGGACTACGCCCATCTCGCGCAGGAAATGATAGTCGAATTTCATGTTGTGGTTCGTCCACGTGCCGACGCGATTCTCGCGGATCAGGTCATTGAGCCACTGAATCACGCCGGGGGTGGTGCGAACATCCCAGTACCCGGCAAAATCAGGGACGGCGATGGCGATACCGAACAGGCGATCCTTCCACCAGTGAAGACCCGTGGTCTCGGTGTCGATCGCTAGTCGCTCGACGAAATCGATGCGGGGAAATGCGGCCATCAGAATGGGATGTCGTCGGAGATGTCGCCGCCGCGCGAGCGGAGATAGGCGTCGGGGGTGATCACGCCTTCAGCGGGGATTGAGGAGGTGCGTTGCTCTTTCGGGTTGAGCTTGAGCGAGAAGTATTTTTTGCCTTCCAGCTTCCCGCCGGGTTTGCCCTCGTTGACCCAAGCCGACAGCCAGTAATCGACGCCGTTAACGTTGATCGAACCCGTGAACTCGGGGTGCTTGTCGCTCTTGCGATTCTCGTTCCGGGCCATCATGCCGGAATTGGTGTTATCGTACGCCATTGACTGGTCCTCTATTGTGGTGAAGGCTCTATTATATCACCACTGGCATTACTAGTCAATACCTACAGCGGGTAACCGTTTTGGCCTTCCACGATATCGAGCACCCGCTTGGAACGGGTCATGCCGACGTAGAACACCCGCACTTCGTCGTCGGGCGATTTCTCCGCGCTCTGGATCACCCGCGTGGTCATGTCGGTGAGCAATACCACTTGGTCCGCTTCGTGCCCTTTAGATGCGTGGATGGTGGACAGTCGAATCGTGGGGGCGACGTCCAGGTCGGCGTCCATGTAGAAATCGATCGCGCGGGTGGGGATGTTGAGCGAATTATAAAACGGGCGCTTCACGAACCCGTAGTCGTTGCGCTCCAGATTCGCCCGAGTCTCGGCTGTCGAAATCGCGAACAGCGCGTTGCGCTCGCCATCGGTCAGACGTTCGCCACGGGCGAGTTTATTGAACGCTCTCAGCCCAAACGCGAAGCGATTCTCGTACATCCCCGGCCTACCACTTTCGCGTGTGTACGGGATCCGACGTTCGATGAGTAACTGTTCAACTTCGCGAAGGACTGAATGCGTCCGTCCCAGCAGTAGCGTATCATTCCCGTGCCGCAGATCGACCGAGTTGATCGAGCCGTGTAACCGCACCAGTCCCACATCGTCGCGGGGATTAAACTCCTTATCCACTCGGAATACGACTCGACGAATGAGGTCTTGAGATCGCGCGTGGACTGAAGCAGGAAGTCGATGCGACTGCGTGAGGACAATATTAACACCTGAATGCTTTTGGACGAATCGCGCCATACCATGTGGGTCAGCGCCCGCCCACGTATAAATCGCCTGATCGTCGTCCCCCGCGAGGACGACCTTCGAAGATCGTCGACTGAGCTTGGAGATAACAGCCCACTGCAAAGGTGATAAGTCTTGAGCCTCGTCGACAAAAAGGATTTCGGCATCCGCTTTAACTGCCCCCGAAGCGGCTCGCTCCAGCATGTCGGTGAAGTCGTAATAGCCATATGTATGTTTCCACTCAGAATACGCGCGAACGAATGCACTGAACTCTGCGCGAGTTCCCGGTCGGTCAGATACATTGTAGATTTCCTCCGCGTTGTTGAATGTGTTGCGGGCGTAGTTCAAGATGTCGAGGTAGAAATCCCCATCGGCCCGCTCCTCGTCGTCTTCTGGTGACTTGCCGATGATCGGTACGCCCATCACCGTCGAAAATTCGCGGAGCTTCATCGAGTCCACCACCTGCGCTTGCCGCATCCCACCGTGGCGAAACGCCATAGCGTGGATGGTGCTCACATTGTCCGAGCGACGAAGGCCGAGTCTCGACAGCGCCTCGCTCGCGGCGGCACGGGTGAAGGACACGAAGGCGATACGCTCGGCCTGGATTCCCGATTCGCGGGTCTCCTTGACTCGACGCAACAGCTCCGTGGTCTTCCCCGTCCCCGGTGGACCGTAGATGGCCTCGACTTGCATTAGAACCGACGACCTCTCGAATTGGTCATGCGGCCCTGCTTCTGGTGTCCCGCGCTGTGCCGACGACCCGGCCCACGCTTGGTAGCTGAGGGATTGCGAAGTACGCCAATGTAGCCGTCGCCCAAGGTGGGCCAGATCGATTTCAGAATGTTCATACCTTGTTCTCGTCAAGTCGATGATCACCACACCAGTCGGTCATATAAACCACTGGGTAGCCATTCATTGTCGGGGCGTGACGTCGGCATCGACCGATCTTGCTATTGCCGAGAGTCGCTAGTGCTTTTGGCACGAACCAGATGCAGGTGTCGCACACCATGCCCTTGGAACGGTGTTTCCACGGGTCGGGCAAACCAGCGCCTTCGATTTTCTGCGCCCGCGCGTCTGAGTATTGATTTTCTTCGCCAATCATTAGCCTCTCCAAGTGATCGCACGCACCGCCCACATGCTCGCGGTCTCGGCGTTGGTGATCGCCACGCTGTACATACGCTGGGTCTCGGCATCGTGCACGGAATCGCGCAGGGATTGCAGATAACCGATCAGTGCACCGAAATCGGCCTTGACTTTCGATACCCGGCGCTTCTCGTCGTCGGAGAGTGCGCGATGATCGGCCACGACTTGTGGCTCGACCTTCGGTGCGGGTTCCGGTTTCACCTCGATCGGGAGCTTCTCCTCCGGCGTCACCACCATCTGCTCAGGTTCTGGTGCTCGCCCGAATTCTGCATCGGGTTCTTGATTCTTTTTCGTCGCCATTCAATACTCCAAATGAATTGGGGGGCCGCTTGGACCCCCCGTTGATCAATACTCGCTACTCGCGGCTTCCTCGTGCACCTCAGCATCGAAATCGGTGCTGACTTTCACATTGCCAGCGCGGATGGTCTCGTACAGTTTCTCGGCACGGTCGTAGACTTCCTTGCTCACATAACCCATGGGGTTGATGTTGAAGTTGAAGTACGATTCGTTCCTCGCGTTGGTCTCGGTCACCGAGTGCAGTTTGTAGGCACGGGCGAACGAGTCGGTGTTGGTCAGTCGCATGAGCGAATTCCAACGCTTGCTCACCTTCATCTTGGATTTAGCCATCGAAATGACCGCTTCCTGCCACTCACCACCGTAGTTCACGAGCACGAAGTGCTGTGCCGTATCGACCGCTTCCAGCCCCTCTTCGGCCAGTTGCGCGATTGCGGCATCGGCCAAATCCTTCGTGGCGAATGCGCCCCGGAATCCGTTGCTACCACCGCCCCCGGCTTTGCGATCCTTCCACACGAGGTACTGCTTCGTGTAGTACACCGGAACCACCGTCACCTGCTCGCCGTAAAGCTGGCGGGTCACGTTGTTGAACAGCATCCCCTCTTCCGCGCCTTCAATGTAGGCCGCGTCTTTCTTGTTACGAGCGGGCGAGAGGGCTTGCACCAACTCGATTCGCGGGATGATCATGTCGTCGGTGGTGACGTTTTCCGCACCACGACCACCATCCTTACCACGCAACCACTCGGGCAAGTCTTGACTCACCACCAATTCACCAGCCGAAGCCGTTGTCAATTCACCTTTTTTGGACATCATATTCTCCAATGATTAAAAAAAGACGCACCGGGGTGCGCCACGTATCCGACTCGCGCCGAATTCTTATGACCTCGTAATGCTCGCACGTGTGAACGGAGACACGTTGAGCAGATTATCGGGGACTTCCTCGCCCTTCTTGAACATGCCTTTGATCGTGGCCTTCAAGGTCGAGGGGTTGATATTCTCTTGCAACAGATCGCCGCGCCCGTTGTCGCGAAGCCATTCATGGAATCGCTCCTTCATCTCGGCTTTGATGCTGACGTGCATATCAGCGGTGAGCGACACTCGACCCACGCCGGTAACGTTGATGCGATCGACACCATCGTCTTCCATCTTGGACGGGATCTTGACGATGCGCAGGAAATCGAGTTCCTTGTTGATGATCTTCAACTGCTCTTCTGCCGCTTCTTTACGATTTTGCAGTGTGCTCATCGCGTGAACCAGATCGACCAACGACTGGTTGTCGTAGTGCGCGTATTCGTTTTGCTGTTCAGTGGACACCTGTTACTCCTTTTAGTCCGATGCGAACCGGCGTGTACTGCCGATCACGGTTATTCCATTTCAAGACGTTGAAGACATCGCCGCGCTCACGAGCCAGTGCGAACACCAGTCCGGTGATAATCGGCGAGCCGCTGGGCGCGAGGAAATCGATACCGGCGCGGTAATCGGCGAAGCGCTCACGAATCAGCCCCACGAGCTTCTGGTTGTGTAGCGAATCCGGTACGTTACTGATTTCGGAAGCGGTGAGAAACACGGCATCACCAAAACGCTCAATGTCCTGGTAATTCGCACTCGCCACTTCTTGTGTGATAAAGACCTTGGGTCTTTCCATCTCTATGCACTCCTCTATGTCGTTCGCACTCATTATAACATCACCCGCCAGTGCCCATCAAGCTATCGACGTTTCGGCTCGCAATGCTGGTGCGCACGTACTCGGACACGTCCTTCTTCTCGCGCAACGCTTTCACCACCACCTCGTCCACCGTGTCCTCGGCCACGATGTCGATGTACGTTACGCTTCGAGTCTGCCCAATCCGGTGCGCCCGATCCTCGGACTGCTCACGGTCGGTGAAGGAGAATGAATTGCTGAAGTACACGACCAACTCGGCTTTGGTCATGTTCAGACCCACACCACCAGTGGCGGCGTTGCCGACGATGAATCGAGCGTGGCCTTTTTGGAACTTCTCCGACACGTTGTCCCATCGCACATCTTCGCTGATCGCACCGTAGATTTGCACGACCGAATTGGAGCCATATTTCTCGACCAGCGCCTCGGTGACCATCTGGATTTCTTCGACAAATCGACACCAGACGATAGTGCTCACCGGGTTCTCCTCGACAATCGACATCAACTCCTCGACCTTCGGGTTTTTACCCTCGATTCGGCTGTGTTCAAATTTCGAGCCGTCGTAGATATCGGGGTTGCGCTCGTAGGTTATGATACCACCCACGATCTCCTGCAATCGAAGCATGCGCTCCAGCACGGTGTTTACCGTGATTCCGCGATCGCCGGTCACTGCGCGGTCTTTCTTCGCGATCTCGCGGTACAGTCGCCGCTGTTCGGCAGTCAATTCCACCGTGCGTGTCTCGAATATCTTGGGCGGCAGTTCCTTGAGCACGTCGTCCTTGCGGACTTGGTAGACGAAGGGCGAGACCAACTCGATCAGCTCCTCCATGTTCTGGTAGCCGATCACCTGTCGGCCCTCGAATCCGCCCATGACCGCGTATCGGTTGCGGAAGGAGTAGAAATCGCCAACGCCGATGATGTTGGGGTCCAAGAATTCGAACTGCATGTACAAATCCATCGGCCCCTGCGCGATCGGAGTGCCGGTCATCACCACTTTGTAGCGAGCCGATTTACCGAGTGTAACGCAGTTCTTGCTTCGTGTCGCGTTGTGCGTCTTGATCATGTGCGCTTCATCCACGATCATGCCCACGGCGAGCGCCGAATCCACGAATTTCTGCGCGTACTTCACCGCGTTGCCCGCCGCGAGCGATTCAGTGCCGACGATCAGGAATTTCAACCCCGCGTCCGTCTTCGTGTTCCACTCCTCGAACGCTTTCACCTTCGATGTATCGAGTATATGCACATCGGTCGCCACCGGGCAGTGAATCCCGATCTCGGCCTCCCAGTTGCGGCGCGTGCTGAATTTCGTGGTCACGAGCACTCGCTCGACTTTGCCGTCGATGAAGTAGGAGGAGAAGAGATCGAGCGAAGTCTTGGTCTTGCCCGTCCCCATGTCCATGTAGAACGCGAACGCCTCCTTGCCCCAGGCGCGATCCAGTCCTTCGCGTTGGTAGTCGCGGGGCTTGGTCTTGAACGGGTAGAGAACGGGGAATGGGGTTACAGATCGCGATACACGCTGGACAGCCGCAACTGCCACCTCGCGAGCACCTTTTGCCCATACGCAGTCGCCAAAATGAGCAAGGAGATGCTCGCTGTTAGCCCGTAGAGCAGGAGCTGTCCACACGCGGCGACGAGCATCCCAACGGCGATTAGGAATCTTGCGGATTTTGTCCACAAGCCACGGGGGCGAGACGATGATAAAGCGTGAGGTCTTGGCATCATACTCGATTCGCGTATTAGTATTCGGATTGGAACTTGGGTTCATCGATCTTTACCTCGTGATCATCGGTGATGGGAGCGTACCAGACGTTGAGCGTCTTGTTGCCGGGGATTCGGATTTTGTCGTGCGATGCACCGCAGTCGCGCCGCAGTGTAGTCCAAAGATCCATCCCCGATTGCACCTCCGCTTTGTTGCGTTTGAGATATTCGCTGAACGCAGTGCCACGAAACACGATGCACCTCACCCCGTCGATCACCTGGACGATCGGGATGTTGCGAGTAAGCGATTTGCGGTCCTCGGGATTCAGGCCATCGGAGGCCAGATCCGCCTTTTGCACGAATTCGTGGAACTTCGCCACGATGATACCCGACGCGCTCGCCTCCTTCGGTACTTCAACCACCCGCAGTCCGGGGATCAGTGGATCGAGTACCCGCTTGCGCCACGACTCCTGGGTGATCTTCGGTATGTTGATCTTCATCTTCTCGAAAATCAGCGTCCCCATCGCCGCCGGGTCGCGGAGCACAATCGTGGGGATGTTGGCGATCAGCACACCATTGACATGAATGCCCCACCTCGGAGGGTCGGACTGGTACTCGATCAACTCCGTGAACTGCGGCAGTGAGTCGTGAGCCTCCAGATCCTTGGCCTCGTCCATCGAGATTCCGAACTCGCGGGTAATGCACACCTTGCGATCGCACAGGCTCTTGCAGGGGTCTTCCGCACATTTGTACAGGTAGTCGCGCCTCGATGCCGACCGAATCACCTTCTTGGCCTCGGCGGGCGGGAGTGGCTTGTCGAACATCGACCGATTCAGCTCCATCGCATCGTCGAAGAATGTGTCGGGCCGAGCACGCTTGAGGTAGACTACCACGTTGTACATCGCGTCGTTTCTCGATCCCGACTCCACCCCGGTGTGGATCATCTTCTGAATACATGGCGGCGCTTCCAGGTGCTCGCGCTGTGCCATCTCCTCCAATTGCTTCACCGTCACCCGCTTGGACTGCGCGTAGGTGATGAAAAGCTCGAAGGACAGGCGCTGGCCGCGCTCATCTACCGCGTACCGCACCGTGTCGTCGGCGTTGTGGTAACAGAGGTTGATCCAGTTGCCCAGTGATTTTTCGCCGCTGGCGGTCACCAGTGAATCCTGCTTCGGGAAGATGTCCACGTGGTTCTTGATCTGGAGTACATCGCGCCAGCTGTTGAGCAGTCGGATCACGAGCTTGGCCGGTAGGTACTCCTGGCCGAACAGGTACAGGTGCGCCCCGCCGCTCTTGGACCGGGTGGGCACGAGCGGGAGCCGGTAGTGCTCGATCTTTGCCGCCAGAGCGACCAAATCAACATCCGACCCATCCGACCCTTTCCCGTGGTTATCGACGTCGATACAGCCGAACATGACCGTACCCCCATCAGTGATCGGGACTACCCCGAGGCCCGTGCCACCGGACAGATGGGTGCTATAATGTTCGAGCTTCACCTCCTCCTTTTCGGTCGTCATGTTCCCGGTCGCCGGGTCCCACTGGCCGAAAGAGCGGAGATTGCCAGCGAACAGAGCGGCAAAATCTTCGACAAGACTCGTCATCGTTTCCTCACTTCCTCTATGGTTATTGACACCACCTTGGTGGTCTGGTAGAATTCTATCACATTACCCCCAGGAACACAACCGCTACCGTTTGTTCCACCGTTCCACAGTAATGGAACGCCTAATAGAACGCCCTCCCCATTCGAACAACAGGATATCTGTTCCACCGTTCCACGCGTACGCGCGACTTGGCTCTGTCAACGGCATGGTTAGATATATATACATATATAATGGAACGGTGGAACGCAGTGGTCGTTAACTTCAGAAGCACCGAAGGACGCGGCCTCTAGACCATCGAACCGTTCCAGACGCCGTTCCACCATAATGGAACGTATGGGTCTAACCCGGCCCTCACGTACGTGCGCATGTAAGAAGCGAGTATTAATCACCCTCCGTCGTATGACGGAAGGCTCTCGGAGGCTCTCGGTGGGGTGGGGGCTATATCAGTAGCTCAGGGCTGGCTCGGTGCGCCCGGAGGGGCTGGCGCGACCGCCGGAGGGGTATTCTCGGGGGCCTGGAACTCATCCTGGGGGTACTGGGGTAGGGGAGCGCGGCGTGTGGCGGTCTGTCCCATCACCCCGGCGGCGACATCCGTGCCGAATGCGGCTCGGGTGAGTGCGGCTTCCTGCTCCTTGAGCGACTGCATGATGCCCGCCATCACCGGGTCGATCTGAGTCGCCGGGGTGAGGAGCTTCTCGGTGGCGCTTCGGGCAACGGCGGGAGCCATACCACCGACCTTGGGGAAGGCCATACGGGCGGCGTCGGCCATCGCGGCCAGAGGGTTGCCGGTGGCGAGTTGAGTGGCGGCTCCTACACCCGCCGCTCCAGTCTCCAGGTCGGCGTCGGTCGGCGTGCGCTTGAACCCCTGCTTCTCGGTCTGGAGCATCCGCTGTTCTTCCAGCAGTCGAGACTTGAATTGGTCGAATGCGTCGTCGTCGCGAAATGCGCGTCGAATCTTTTGCTCCGCATCGCGACCAAATACGGTTTTGAAGGGGTCGGCGGTGGGGCCAGCGACTCGGAGCTTTTCCAGCATCGATTGGGCAATACCGGCGCGGAAGGCGTCGTACTCGCTGGGTGAATCCTTGAACCGGTCGATGAGCTTGCGCATCTCCATCTCGTTGAGCTTGTAGATGTTGCGCCCTTCCTCCATCGCGGTGAGCATCTCCGAATCCCCGGCGTAGGCCAGTCGAGCGGTTTTGTATTCGGGTGCGGCCAGCTCCATATCCTTGAGCAGTCGGTCACGCATCGAAATGAGCGTACGAGCCTCGTTGTTCGCACCGGATTGCACCTTGGACTGAATCATGTCGTCCAGCGCGAGTTTCGTTTCGTGCAGTGCGCGGAGCGTCTGCTTCGGATCGGTGATATCCAGTCCCAGGTCTTGCATCCGCTTCGACCCCGCCTTCATCGCCTCTTTGAAGGAGGGCAGATTTCGGAGTCGCTCGATATCGGGCGCGGTCTTCGGACCGAACTTGGCTCCCGAATCCCAGGCGGCTTGGTAGAGCGATTGGGCGTCGGTGGAACGCTTCTTGATCAGATCCTGCACATCGGTGTAGAAATCCTTGCTACCCGACATGAGCGAGCGCAGATCGTCACTGACGCGCGGAATGCGTTCCATCTCGCGACCCGAGAGTGCGGATTTGGTCGCCATCCGAGCTTCGCCGGGGGCGGCTGAAGCCATACGAAGGAGCGCCGCAGTATTCTCGCCGAGATCGGCCATGGTCATCTCGCCGCGTTGCACTGCCGCAAGCTTCGTCGCCGCCGCTTCCGGGGTGAGTCCATCTTTTTGCAATGCACGCGCGATCGCGAAATCGGCGGCTTTATCCGCGTTGCCATACCCCAGCGCTTGCTTGATTCGATTGAATGCCGGAGCGGCGACGTATTTCCCCATTCCGGCCAATCCGAGGGTGGTCGCACCACCGGCGAGCGTACCGACCCCGAATTCGGCGGGCAGATCGGCCAACTGCTTTTCGGACGTACCGACCGCAGTGAGTCCACCCTGGACGCCACCGAGCCCGGTCATTCGAGCAAGACTGGGCACGCGAGCCGTGCCGCGCATCAGCGATGGGATTGCAGTCAGGCCACCAGAAAAAATCGCGGGCACAAGCGCCCCGCCCATTTCCAGCGCGGTGCTGGCCCTTGGGAATTCCTCGCCATATTTGCGCAACGCCTCTCGTTCGGCTTGCAGGTACGACTCATAACTGCCGGGTTTCGGCTCTCCGGGAGTCGCGGGTGCGCCGCTCGGTTGACGACCGCCGAGTCCAGCACGAAGTGCGGCGATGGCTTCGTCCGAAAATCCCATCGTCATGCCTTGGAGTGCCGTGGAGACCGGTGCGGGAAGCATCGCACTGGGACGACGATTCGGATCGATCACGCTTGCCGGAATTCCAGCAGGACGAGCAGTGCTCGCCGCCGGAATACGACCAGTCTTGGACATCTCGAATCGATCGATCACCGCATCGGGAGTGTTCGCGGGAAATTCGTAGATCGTCCCGTTGATCATCCGTTCTTTCATTGCATTCTCCGATTACTGCATTGGCACTCGAACACGAGGTGCGGTGAAGTACTCACGATAGCCGATCCGATTGGGGTTGAGCACCGTCTCGCCCTTCTCGTTACGCGTGGTGATCGGATTCGCGTTGACGTAGCGACGCCATTGCGCGATAGCGTTTGAATCGAGTGCGCCATTCACCGCCGCGTAGTTCGACATGAACTGGTTGTAGTCGCGATCTCGCTTGCGCTGTTCAAGCATGTAGTCGATGATGATCTTGTTCGCCACGGGTTGCTTGTCGGAACTGAAAGTCCCGCGTTGCATCATCTGCACATCGAAATTCGAGATGTTGTGGTCGCCGGGAATGCGGTTGGCACGCGATGCTTTCGAGGCTAGCGCGTCGAATTCCTGGATTTTGGCCAAGTCACCCGACACTCGCTTGGCGGTTTCACCCACCATTGGCAAGCCATAGCTCCATCCCGTGCGAATCTGGTTATTCAGCGTCTTGGCTCGCTCCAAGTCGTTGATATCGGAATCGATCCCTTCGACCAGCGGCGCGACTTTCTCGGTGATCATCTTGTCCGCCTCTTTTCGCTCTTCCTCGCGCTTCTTGGCGGTCTCGATCTTGTTGAGCCCCGCGTAGCGGTTGGGATCAGCCAGTGGCACACCGAGTTCAGTGGCCTTCGATTGCACCGCCCCGAAATCCTGGTTTCGGATATGCTCGTCGATTTCCTGCCTCGTGCGTTGAGTCTGCGCACGCATTTGCTCAATGCTGGTGCGCTTGGACTCTTGTTCCAGTCGAATGTTCTCGGCCACGATCCTTTGGGCACGAGCCAAGTCCTTCGGGTTGTTGATATCGCCACCAAAAGAGGAGAGTGCGTCCTGCACCGGCTTGTTGTATGGCGCGAATTTGGCCGCGAACTGCGGGTCGGTCAGCTTCACACCAGTACGAGCCGAGAATTCTTTCATCTCGCCCGTTGCCTTGTCCTCGGCTTGCAATTCCTTGATTCGCGCGATGCCCTCGGGAGTTCGAGGATCGATACCCTCCGATTGCACCTGCAATTGAAATGCAGTCAGTTTCGGCGTGAGCTTCGATACCACCGATAAACCCAGTTTCGCCATCTCGGCCTCATCGGCCAGCCCCGCACGCGCGATATCGTACCGCATCCGCGCGATATCCTGTAGACGTTTTTCCTCCTCCAGTTGTGCTTTTGAGTACCCACCAATCGCGGAACTCACCGATTCGCCAAAGGACCCAGTGCGAGTAGGTGCGAGGAAGCCTTGAGCCAGCGCGAGCATCGAGGGATCGGGGCCACCTCGGCGATCTTCCAGCGCTTTTTCCATCGCCTCTCGTGCCGCATCGACCTGCTCTTTCGCTTTGCGATACCCTTCCGTATCCGCTCCCACCACTTGGCGTCCAAGTGCGGAAAGCGATACACTGCTGATCTGCTCCGGGTTGATTCGGAGCATTTGGGCGAGCAGTGGACTGTATTCGTTGCTAGTGTCGTCAGCCATTATTCACCTCAAGGAGTGCGTGGAACCCACATGGGGCTACCGAAATCGTCATAAGACCAGAATCCGTCAGCGGCATCTTCTTGCTCTTGATACGGTGGCGTGTTGATCTGCGAAGCCCCAGGTGACCAAATCGGGATGCCTGCGGCACTGTAAATAGTACCGTCGGATGCCGAGTAAGTACCATCTTCATTCGGCGTCATACCATACACGGGACTTGTCGGGACTTTAGACAGATCTTGATATCCACCATCACCTGCCGCAGTGTCGGTATTAGGCGACCCTTTAATGAGTCCAAGCACACCCGAGGAGGCGAGATTCGAAGTGGCAGATTCACCAAAGATGGTCTTGAGGATGTTGGACATCGCAGACGGTGAACCGGCAGAACCCGAGGCGAACAGTGTACCCAGGCCCGCGATCTGCGACAGCGGCGAGTTCGCGTACGCACCCGGAATCGGTGCATTTGCCACCGAGGACACCGTAGTGGGTACTTTCAGATTGGTGAAGATATTCGCCGCATTGGTGGCGGTGGTCAGCGGCGCGTTGATCAGTGCCTGAGCTTGCTTCTGCTGTGTAGCCCCGAGATCGGCCAGCGCCTGGGTTCCGGCGAGTCCGAGCTTTTGCTCGGTGGAAGCCAGCGTCCCTTGCGTTTGTGCGGCTTGGTTGAGTAGATTCGATTGATCTTTCGCGGCGGCGAGGGCATCGGCATAACCTTTTTGCAGTGTTCCGGTCTGTGCGCCGAGCAAGTTACTCTGGATATCGGCCAGCGTCTGCCCCGTAGCACCCGCGTAGCGGCGAGAGCCCAGGCCACCAGTGCCGACGAATGCGGATTTCAAGGCGGGCAAAACGTTGCGCTGAGTGTTCAGACCCGACAGTCGTCCCATCTCGTCCACCACGCCGGAGGTGTACGGGTTCATGAATGTTTGGATGTTCTGCGGTGTAATCCCCTGGGCCGCCTGTCCAGCGGTCTGCTCCGCGCTCGCCAGTGTTGGTTGGTAGCTCGTCGCCGCGCTGGGAGCCCCCTGGAATGCCGCAGTCTGCAACGGCGAGAATCCGGCCACCATTTCGGTCGGCGTCTTGCCCATTGCGGTAGTCCCCGCCTGGGCCAGTCCCGACAGGTACTGATTGTACCAATCCGGTCCGGAAGTCGTATCGGTCTTGGTGGTAGTGATATTCGGGAGTGCCTCTCCCTGGAAAAGTCCAGCCATTACTTGATCTCCCTCAAATACGCCAACGGCGATTTAGCCTTCGGTGGAATCCCCTTGATCGAGGCCGAACGCTTGTGTTTCCGAATTTGCTCGCGCCATTTATCCAAAATCTCGGCCCCTCGCTTGTTGGACCCATCCCCCAGTGCCGACACGATTTCGGCATCGAACACATACTCGCCATCCGCGAGTTTAGCATCAATGAGGTCATCTTGTCCACCCCCCGCACCTTGGACGTAGTGCGAGCCTTTGTGCTCCACATCCCCGCCTTTAGCGGCCATCAGGGGCGACGCCATCACATTGCCACCATTCTTGAATGTGCGAACCGGCGTTCCCGAAGTGCCCATGGCGTTGACCACGGAGGCGTAAGTCGGTTCCGTGCCGTAGGAATAGTACGTGGATTGTGGCTGTGGGTCCCAATAGTTCGCCTGGAGTTGCGATTGCTGTTCGGACAGCGACTGTAGGGGTGATGGTTGAATCATGTCGATTACCTCGGGCGTTCCGGCTTGAGAGGCTTCCAGTGGGTCGATGAAACGGACTTCGCGTCCCAGCCCGCCCATCCAAGACCCCGGAATGTTTCCAAGGGTCGAAGAAGCGGCGGCTTGTTGAGTTGTCGAAGCCGTAGGTGCAATTGTAGCATCCCTTGGGCTTGGCGACACTTGCGCGGGGGATTTAAACTGGGTCGGCGCACTCGCGACCTGCTGAGTGGGCGAGATCACCGAGGCGCGGACAAAGGATGCGGGAACTCCGGCGAATTGCGCGGGAGTCTCCGAATCCCCCATCGGCATGCCTTCCAACTCGCGTTCGGCGGCTCCAGCCACGGTGAATGGAGCTGTATTTGGGTCGAATTGCACCAACTGATCATCGGAGCCGTACAGGCCCTGGTACACACCATTCGCATTATAGGCGTGGTAAGATCCATCGGGATTCGGAATACGATATACCCCGTCCGCTCCTTGGTAGTCCCCGATCTGGTCAATCGTCAACTGCTTGGCACTGGCCAAGTCGGTGGGAAGTTCAGTGGCGAGGACCTTGACGTATGCGTTGCTCGCGGCGTCGTAGTACACACTCGGATCATCCGCGCGAAGTGCTGTGTCCACTTCCTCGCGTGTGGCGAGTCGAGTGCCGGGAGGTGCTACCGCCGAGGAATCCGCGAAGTTCGCATCACCGACATCGAGCTTGAACTCAGCCGGGGTTTGTGCGGGGGTCGCTTCGCGTCCGGTCTTGTAGCTCGCATAATCCGTGGCGAATTGCTGGGCGTCCGCGTCGCTTTTACCCTGACTGATCGCGAAGTTGTACCCAGTCTCGAAATTCTTGTAGTACTCCGGATCGCTCGACATCTTGGCGAGTTCGAACTGCGCGGCGGCACGGTTCACCTGCTCTTCCGGTGTCCACGTCGTGTCTTTCTTCAATTCGTCCGGCACTTCCAAACCACGATATTTCGCAAAAATCTTCGCGGCTTCGTCCGGCGTGGTTTCGAAAGGATCAACGGTCTCTTTTAGCTGTTTCTCGGCTTCCGTCTGGAACGCGACATTCTGCTGTTCAAGCGTCTTGGACGCATTGGTTGCATCTTCCGCTTTCGCGTTGTAATCGGTTTCGAGCTTGGCGTAATCGGTCTTCAACGAGTCGAGTGACTGCTTCAACGGCTCAATTACGTCTTTATGCTCATCGTAGTAGGTGTTGAGTGCCTTCGTGCTGTCGTTGAGCTTCGCCACCGCCGCGTTTACATTGGCGACTTGCGCATTGGCGGCACTGATATCGCCGTCATCCGACAATTGCTTCCACTTGGCGTACTGCGCATTGTAATCGGCTTCCAGCGCGTCGCGATTGGCCGACATAGCACGAATGTCCTCGGTGGCCGCATTGAATTTTTCGACTGCCGCTTGCTGTTGCACGATATTGTCGCGCAGTGCGTTTTCGGACTGCTGAGCGGCGGCGTATTTCTCTCTCGCTTGGTTCGTGTATTCAGCGAGTTGCTTTCCGGCTTCCGATCCGATCAATTGCCCCGTGGTGCGCACCAACGCTTGCCCCAGTGCTTGTCCCACATCGCGACCTTGAACGGCGGCAGAGATGCCGTAGGTGATGCCGTTTTGCATCAACGCCACTGCTTGCTTATTCTTTGGATCACTGAAGAATTCGCGCGTCGAGTCATTTGAATTGATGAGCTGACCCATCACATTGGCGCTCTGGAGTGCCGAAGACAGCACCGCAGTCTTCACATCACCACCGGTGATCGCGGCGGCAGTACCAGAAGCGATCGTATTCTTGGCGAAGTCCGGTAGTTCATTGAACGAGTCGAATTGACTGAGCATGAGTGGCACGCTCTGCGCCAATCCTACGAATGCGGCCTTACCGGCATCTTTCCCGAGCACTGCGGCGGTGGTGCTAGCTTTCGCCACATTGGCGGCGATTTTTCCGGCAATTACACTATCGGTAGCGGACGCGACTTCTGTGCCAACCACGTTGCCGATGTATGCTCCCGCTCCGGACGCGAATCCACTGGTAACTGCCGACCGGAGGACATCGGTCGCCGATCCACCGCGAAGCGCGGTAACACCACCGGAAATCACTGCACTGCCGACCGCCGTTGCGACAGCACTCGACACCACTGCCTCGGCGGCGATGGTGGAGATGACGTATGTACCTACAGTCTCTGCGACAAATGGGGCGGCGATTGCGACGACGGCGGCGGCGGCTGGCATGTCAGAACTCGATGTAGTAAGCGGTTGTGGGTTCGTCGCTTCCGGGCACTGCGATCTCCTTCGTCTTGAATGGCAGTCGGGTGCGCTTGGCGATCACCTGGAATTTCGGATCATTGCTGTAGGTGTAGGCTACTCGAACGCCGATTTTCGACAAGTATTGAGTCAGCTGGACGAAGCTACGAGCTAGTGCTACACTGTCGGAATCCGCAGTCATCGTGTGCACCTCGACCAGCCCTTTACCTTTGACGAGCACCAAGAACACACAGTTGCCGATGTGCACCAGTTTCGCGCCATCTTCTTGCAACAGCTGATTGAGTTGCCCCATCATCTGCTGTGCTTGCTCTTCGCTCTCCGATTCGGAGCGGAAGTACGACATCACGATTTCGTTGACTTCTTGCAGTTCGGTTTCATCCATATCAAGTCCTCGGTGCGGGGTTCACCGCGTTGACGACAGCAACTGCCCAATCCATCCAATTCTCGTAGGTGTAGGGACTCGGAATCGCCTCGTTGGCGAATACATCGATACCTTTGATCCCTACCGCCCAATTCTTCCATTGAGCCTCATTCGACGGGATTTCCAGGTTCTGCGCCGCGTAGAGTTCGCACATTAAACTCGCCCAGGACATGAAGTCGTGGTAGCGCGGATCGTAGATCAGTGCGACATTAGCTACCACTGCTGTATCCTCGCACGTCACCCATATCGGCGCTGATGATAACACGACCGACTTGGTAGTCACCACCGGTCACATTCGATCTGAATTTCAGACGCGCTTCGCGCCGTTGCTCTCGCATGTCGATCTTGCCGGTGTTGGGATCGAACACATAAGCGTCCGACACCTTCGATTCCTCGTCGGCGTAGGGTGGTCCGACCACATAACACTCCATCTCACCTTCTTGAAGAAAATCCGGCTCTACACGTTCAATCCGAAGCCATCGATTTTCGCCCATCATCGCGGGTTGCGATGGACCACCCGAGACCCACCCTAGATCGTTGGTCTCAAAGTAGGACTCGATCGCATTCGCCGATCCTCCTTGCACTGCATCGACGCCGATTTCGTGCTGATAGAGCGAGACATTCGATACCACCACGCTAATCGTGTAAATAAATCCCGATCCCGCCGGAATTGAAGCCGACAATTGATCGCCGACCTCGTACCCAACCCCGGGGTCTTGGATGGTGACCGTCGTTACAATACCGCCCGCCACGACGACTGTAGCAGTGGCCCCAGATCCCGAACCGCCAGTCAATGCGATGTAATTGTAAGTCCCATTGGTGTACAGTGTTCCAGCAGTGGTGATCGCGCCTTCGAAAATAACCCCGGTCGTGTTTTCTTGCCAGTCAGCGGAAACCGGATAATGAAACACCTGCGAGAAATAACCAGCTGAACGTCGAGCGCCCTCGGCAGATCCGGCGTCATACCAGATGCCCTCGCGCACATTATAGATGATCGCATCGGTGCACTCGGTGGCGTCGCCGCGAGGATAATACCACCAAATCTCGCCGAATCGAGTAACTTTGCTCGCCCACACTTTCTGGCGCTGTGCATAGTTTAAGTTATCGAAGAACCAGTTCTGGTTCATGTCGTTCGGTATCTCTTTCACTACGCCGTTGTAGAGCATGAATCGATCAACACCGACCCAATAAAAGATGCCATCGTATTCGATAACGCTTTGGCTCGACAGAATCGAGGATTGAGAGGTCACGATATCGTAGCGCCAATATTGAGTCACAGACGTGCCCGCCACCGTGATATTGGTAGGCGCGTAACTCACTCGAATGAGTGAATCGAGCGACCAGAAGAGTCCGGATGGGGCGTTGGAACCGCCACGAACTGGGAGTCCTTGCACCACTTTGCCCGTCGCCACGTTGGTCTCGTTCGCGTCGGCGCTCACCCAGTCGGTTGGATCACCGGCGGCGCTATTCCTGATTAGCCCATTGTTACCATAGACGAAAACGTAGGGGTGAAGCGCGACGACACCACCCGAAACATCGATCTCGTTATCGACCGTCAGGGTAGACGCCCCGGTGATAGTGGCGGCGTTCGTGATTTCGAACGCGGTGGTCGAGGTCACCGATGCCACTCGGGTGTTCGCTGGAATACCAGTTCCAGTAATCAACTGCCCAGCGCCAATTTTTGCAGTGCTGGCAACGGTAACCGTGGTACTGGAAGCCAAAGTCGCCGCGATTGTAAACACCCCGATCTTGCTGAGACTCGTTCCGTTAATATCGCCGTACAGCACCGGAGTGTTGACTGTAGAATCGATCTGACTCAGATCTTGTCCCGGATGCGCCAGGAGCACCTGCTCACCACCAGTCACGTCGTACAGCGCGTCGAACTGCCACAGGTTTTCGGCACTCGGCGTAAAATTCGAGAGCGTCAAGTTGACGACGCCAGCGCCGATCCCGATATCGTTGATCGCCACGCGTTGCACACCATTCGAATGTCCATTGAACACATTGGTAAATGCATCCTGTGGATTTACGAAAATTCCGCGCGATGGACCAATCAAAGTGTCCACGATCTCTCGAAAGCCCCAGATTTTACGCGGACGGCCACGCTGAAACCGCACCCAGCGGCCATCGTTGTAATACGTTTTGTCGAAATCCGTACCGTCCCTCTGAATCCCGGATTTGGTGTCGAGCGCGAAGACCTTTTTGGTCATGTGAACACGCCTCCGGAGATTCCGGTGGTGAAATTGCCAGACCCAGTAACGCTGATACCGGACCCGTTGATCGCAAGGATTAGACTACCGAGAATTGAGATGCCGAATTGACCAGCGCCTGGACGGTAGATACCGGTGCTGGGTTCGGAGCTGAAGTTAATGGCGGGGGAAGCGGCTGTACCATTGACGATGCTGAGCGAGGTCGCACCGGCTTGTGTGGTGTTGGCGTTGTAGAAATTCGTGCCATCGCACACGAGTGTGGCTTGCTGTCCGGCGGCAATCACCGCGTTCGCACCACCGGAGACCCCAGTAGTCAAAGTAAGCGAATAGCCCCCTGCGGTCGTCTGGTTACTCACCACGTACAGATTCACCACCGGGGGGTAGGTGACAGTGACGTTGCCAGTCAGAGTCCCGGTGTACTGCTGAATGGTGTTGGATGCCTCGTTCGCGGTAAGCGTGTAGGAGCCACTGGTGACTGGCTTGACCAGCGCGGTAAATGCAAAGGTGTTGCTTACACCATAGCCGACCGTCATGTACTGGGAACCATCGCAGATGATGAATGCGGACTCGTTTGGTTGAAAGATCTTACTCGCCGAACCGTCGATCGTTTCGAGTCCCGTGGTGCTCACGGTCATCGTGCCAGTGCCGTTGTTCTTGAGCAGGATAAACCAACTATCGCCGAGAGTTGGTGCTGACGGAAGCGTCGAAGTACCAACGCCCGCCGACCAGATTTTGGCTAGCGCTCGATCGGTACTTGTAAATGTGTATCCAGTGACGAATGAACTTGTCGGGTGGCTCTGGTTCAATGTCGCACCACTCGCCAGGAGGCCAGCGCCAGCGAGCACCGAGGCATCGACTGCGGACGTACCAACACCGAATGCGACGATACCCCAAGTACCAGCGGTTGTGGAATTGGTGGTGACATAGATGTACTTGGCTTCACCCGCCGCAATTGTGACGATCGTGTTGCCGTCGTAGTCTTTGACCGTGAACGTATTCGCACCGACGTTGCGAAACAATGCATCCGTACCAACGGAAGTCTGGTTCGCGGGCGGCATGAGGATCGACAGTCCGGCACTCGATGCTGTAACCTGCATGATCCGAGCCGCGTAGTTCGGCGTATCGTTCCCGTTGATTGGCCACTCAAGTGTCGTGTTCGCAGTGAGTGTGATTGCGCGGTAGGCGACATCAGTCGGCTGAATGACGTTGCCAGTGAATGGGCTATTGAAGCTAGTCATGAATCCAACACCGTCGCCTGACGGTCTCCAATGCGTGTGAGGTCTTCGGTCTTCAAGATCGAAACGATGCTGTCGTATTCGGACTTGAACACTGCGATTCGCTCGTCGTTTTTAAGAAATGGCATCGCTTGCAGGAGCGAGCCGTAGAGCATGGCTTGCGGTGCGTACTGCGTGAACCAGTTGGATTGGTTCGCACTCGACAGCGGGGCAAGGCGCTCGTAATAGAGAACCTCGCAGGCGTAGTCGTCATCGGGCGTTGCGGCCACAAGCCAGTGCGTGTAGTCATAGTCGCAGTAGAATCGCGGCACACCAGTGGCGGTAGGGTCGGGCCAATATTCACGCAGGTACTCGTACTTGCGGAGCAGGACGGGCTGGCGTTCGCCAGCGACCGTAACATTCATTGACACCGTTTTGCGCCACCGAGCCGGTTTATCGATGGTAGCTTGATTCGCCACCATGTTGAACGTGGCGACGGTCAGATTGCCGAGGAATTTGATATCCGCCGCGAGCTTTTGCTCGCAGAGCATGATGAACGTCGGGATCTTTTGCAGAGTCGCCGTGTCAGTGCGTTCGAGATATGAGGCAATATCCGTGCTGAGGCTGTCGTAGGTCATTACTGCGGCGGCAGTCATGGATGTCCCCCGGCGTGAAGAGATGAGTGAATTTTAACACGCATATATTTCGCAGTCAAGCGCCATGGTACTCGGCCTCCGTCAGGATTCCGGGCTTGTATTTGCCCTCTGGCTTGAAGATGGTCAGTTCCTGCTGGCGCATTTCAGGGGCGAAGGAGATATGCATCCAGCGACCATACTCGTGGATCATCTGGTCGAATCGTACACCAGCGCCGCGCACCATCTGGCACAATTCGTAGGGTGTGTGGGCAGAGGATGAGCAGTCAATCGCCCAGCCGTCCATGTGGGAGGACGCCCTGGCCCCGCCAACGGCCACATTGACCTCAGGTAGACGAAGCCAGGAATTGACCCGCAAAGGCCCGGAAATGGACCTAACGGCCTCCAACTGGGCGGCGGCACTCACCATGTTGGCCAACTGCTGGGCGTTTGGCTGGTTGTTGATTCCCAGGCGGATGGCCGTCTCGCTGTAGGTGGCCTCCTCCAAGGTGAAATGGGGGCTGAGGTTCATTTGATGGGCTGGGCCTTGGAGAGTAGGTCAGTCTTGGCCTGGGAGCCAGCACTCGAACCGAAATAGTAGGCAATGATGCCCGTCCAGGCCGTGCCCAAGGACCCCAGCATCATCATTAGGGCGGGATTGCTGGAATCCACCTTCCCGGTCAACATCATGCCCAGGATGCCGAAAAAGCCGACGGTGACGATTGCGGCAAGAATTGGGGGCACGACAGACCGGGTGGCGGCTTGCATGTCGCGGGCCGATTTGCGGTCGTCCACGGCCAGCTTCTCAAAATTCAGACCCAATTCCTGGGCCTGTTTCTGGAGTTCGATCTCGGCAACCTTGAGTTGGGCGATTTGCTCGGCACTGAGCTTGTTGCTGGAGATCATGTCCTCAACCTTGTCGGGATCAACCCCGATGGCCTTGGAGATAGCAGTGACAGCCATCCCAGCCAGCGGGCCACCAAAGGCCGTGGCGATGGTCGGTGCGATCTGTTTGAGCCAATCCATTATTCCTTCTCCTTTTCCTCAAGCCGCTTGATGATTCTTTCGACCTTCTGAGCTTCCAGCCGGGTTTCCTGCCGGGCTTTCAATGTGTCAATATAGACCATGAACATGAGCGGCAGGAACACCAAAAAGGCGACGACGATTGAAATCACAGCGATCAAAAACCCCACCTGATTTTCCTCTCCAGACTGATCAGGTACAGCAGGACGTACAGGTATCCCACGACCAGAACCGCCGCCACGACCGTTAGAACCTTGTCCTCCAGGTCGAGAAACAGTTTTTTGCGTTGCCATTCAGCCTGCGCCTTTTCTCGATTTTCCTGCTCTTTTGCAATTTGTTGCTCCAGCTTGATCTGCTCACGCATCTTCTGAAAGTCAGTCCAAATTGCACCAAGCTCTGGCGGGCTTTGGTAGATCAGAAGATTTTTCAATTCAGCCTCCATTTGGACAAGCCGCCGTTGCGCAAGGACTCGGTCCAGCGCTTGCTGGTTGAGAGATTCAGAATTCGCTTTGACAACCCGCTTTTTTTGCTCCTCAACTTGCTGATGCACCTTTTCGTGGGCGTTGAAAAAAGAGGATAGATGCTTACCAATGTCAGTGGCAACATCATGGACCTCTTTTCCAACGGCCTTGTACTCTTTGTAGAGAGCGCACCCCTTCTTGATCGCACCGACCGCAGAGTTCGCAAGAGCGAGGAGGGTAAGTGGGTCCACATTTTTAGATGCCGAATAGCTTGTGGACGAATTGAGCCGCCGCGCCGGGGCCAAGAAGAATGAAGACGATGATGACGTAGAGCATATACTCGATGCGTGTCATCTTGCGCTCGCCCTTTTCCAAGCGCTCCTCAATGTGCTTGTAGCGCAGAGCGGACGTTTCCTCGTGAATCGCCAGCTTGGCCTCGACGGACAGATCAGTCACGATTCACTCCTGGGTTGGTGTGGCGGGCTGGTTTGCGGCCTCCTGCTGGAGGGCCTGAATGATCTGGTGCACCTCTTGGTACGGGCGGGTGCCCAGGTAGCCAATGATCTGGTTGAGCAGTTGGGTGGAGATTTGCAGTGATTCCATGTCAATCCTTATTGTGTTGAAGTAGCATCGGGGTTCGCGGATGGTTCAGCCGGGGCCTCCGAGATGGGTTCCTCGACCACAGAAACAGCCTCTTCCACTACTGGGGCTGGCTCTTCCACTACTGGGGCTGGCTCTTCCACTACCGGGGCTGGCTCTTCCACTCCCGGGGCTGGCTCTTCGACCACAGGCTCAGGGATGGGGCGCAGTTCGCCGCGATCCCAGGAGGTGGTCTCCTGGTTCCAGGTGTAGAAGTATTCGTCTACAGGCATCGGCACGGGCGGCTCCCACAACCAAGTCGAAGTGTTCAGCACCCAGTTATCAAAAGGCTTGGGCGCAATGAACACATCGTTCACCTCGTCATAGGTGAAGCCAATCCCGGCGTAGTTGCCGCGCAAGGGGCGACCCTCGGGGTGCTGGTTGCCATAGGTGTTGTAACTGGTCTGAATCCAGCCGTGACCAACAGCACCGCTATCGATGAAGTCTTGCTCGGCGACGATCACTTGAGTGACGATGCCGTTTTCGACTTTTGCAAAATGACTCATTTGTGTTCTCCGTGTTTAACGAGCGTTAGCATACTTGAATGGGTTTTCAGCGAAGGCGGCATAGATGAATGTGCCACCTGATGCGTTGTAACCTGTGTCGGTGTTTCTGATTTTGAATCCATTGGACAGCACATCAAGCAT